ATGAACAGACAAACAAACAATAAATAAAATAATAAAAAAAAAAGAAAAGAAAGAAAAAGAAAATTTAGATAAAAATTTATATTGTAAAAAGAAAATATAAATGTTTCGTTTCGTTAATTTTTTTTTTCTTTAAGGGAAAAAAAATTAAGCAAAACCGAAAAAAGTACAAAAGCGTAGCTGATTTGTATCAATTTTAGATGGCGTTAAGTGCAATAACCATGCAATAAAGAATTGGCATGTAAATTGCAATGAAATATTGCAAAAAGGCATGAAAGAATTGCAAAAAGGCATGAAAGAATTGCAAAAAGGCATGAAAGAATTGCAAAAAGGTATGAAAGAAAAAATCTAAGTTTTTTCTAAAAAATCTTGACTTAACTCTGTGAGTATGCTAATGTCATAAATCTACTCACGAGAAATCATTACTCAGAAACTTATCATTCAGAGAATTTAATGAAAATCAAAACAATCGTTGAAGATCAGAAACGATACCATATAATCAATGGCTTGAAAATTGAATGTGGTGGCTCGCAGGATTGTTCACATTGCAATTGGCACCGTGTCGGTGCTATCGAAGAATGGATTGAACTGCATAATCCGATTTGTATTTTGTGTGACGTGAAACCTCCATGTTATTTGTGTGTCCAAGATCGATGTAGAGAATGGCACAAGGATGACGCATTCAACAAAGAATTTGGTACGTACTATGGGTGCAGAAAGTCAATAGAACGAACTTATTGCGAAGATTTTGAATGTAAATATGGGTTTCTTGGATGGTGGATGCCAGAATGGAGAAAGGCATTTGAAGAAAGAAATAAAGTTATTGAGCGAGAACTTCTAGCTAAATTGCGCAAGGGGTTACCTAAACAATGACAAATCCGGCGACAAACATGAATTTAATCGAAAGGTTATTTATCAAGAGTCACCACCGATGGGAAGAATATCGACACCCAAAGAAAAAACGAACCAAACTCCAATCAAAAAACTTCAGACCAAATAATCAGGTACGGCGATATATAAGTAATGAAATTGAACCTATTGTTTTAAAGTACATAAAATCTTTGCTGGTTGAATTGTCATTTGAACGGCCAGTTAGTATTGATTTCAATTGGGATTGTGATTGGGAAGTAAATATTATCAAAAACACAACAATCAATTCTAAACATCAAGAATTTGACAGCGATATCGCAATGTGTTCTGGCCAAGGGGTTTGGAAAATGTCTATAGGCGGTATTGATATACCATATGAACTAAAAACTGAATGGAATATACCAAAAGAGTACATCAGCATTACTCTTACTAAACCAAAGTTAGAACGGCTCATGAGAGGCGAATACGTACCTAATGTACCTGGTCATGTACTTATCTATCTCCCAATGCCAAAAAAGAAAGTAGACAATTCTATAATTGACCAAGTAAGGAATACTGTTGAGATGTTTATGATGAGAGAAAACCAAAATTCTAATACGATTGGGCTTTCAAAAAAAGAATCTGAAGAAGCAGAAGAATTTGAACCTCCGCTTTTTACGCCAGAGTATCACGAAATGGAAACAGATATGAAAATAGCTATTTCGGCTCTTGGGTGGAAATGGAAAAATATTGACAAGGATAAGATGGACAAATGTATCAGAGGAGCACTTAACAAAGGCGAAAAAGTTGAAGATTGTCTACGCAAATATCTCAAAAAAGAATAAGGCGTGGCATGATACTTGCACACAAAAGCTACGATAGCAACAAATAATTCTCCGACACAATCAAAAAGAGTGGAAAATGACTGACAGGACTCCAGTATTGCCCAAAGAATATCAGTTTGACAATGCTACTCTTACCAGACGCCTGCTCAAAGATTATGGGAAATGCGAATTTGCAGGTAAAAATGCAAAGGACTTGCTTGAATGCAAGAATTGCAGTGGTAACATGAGAGGTTCTTGCAAGTCTTATAAAAGCATTCAACCATTTATTCCAAAAGTAGATCCGCATTATAGTCTTGATACAGAAGTTGCCGAACCTTTAGCTTTTGCTCTATCTGAAAAAGGAATGGATCATTGTTTGCTTGTAGGGCCAAGTGGGTGTGGTAAATCATCTCTAGTTATGATGCTTGCTGCGATTACTGACTGGGAAGTTGTGCGCTTTTCTTGTAGCGAGGAAACGAGATTGCATCAATTAATCGGGCAATGGGTTGTTGCGGGAAACAAGATGGTGTGGGTTGATGGATATGCAACTGATGCTCTCCGAAATGGCAAAATACTTCTTGAAGACGAAGCAGATTTTATGCGTCCTGAACTTCGTGGGGCTCTCCATCCTATTCTTGAACGTGATGGGACAATTACTCTTCAACAAGTTCATCCTGAAACTGGACACACATTTTTGGAAGTCATCGAACGCCACCGCGATTTCAGATGGATTTCGACTGCCAATACAATTGGATTGGGCGATGACTCATTCCAGTATCACGGAACTCAATTCATGAATGCCTCTGCTAGAGACCGGTATGCAATCATCATAGAAATGGATTACATGGCACCTGAAGATGAAGCCGAGGTTGTGGTTAAAAAAACCGGTGTTGAGGCCGAAGTAGCGTTTAAAATGGCAAAAGTAGCTCATGGTATGCGTGAACTAAAGAAAAATAAGGAAACAGACTATATCTTTGGAATGCGAAGATTGCTTTCGTGGGGCAAATATCATAAGTTCTTTACCTATACAGATCAGTATTATAAGGCAGTAAAACTTTCTCTTACATCATTTGCTACTCCAAAAGATAAAGAAATCATTATTAAAATGATTCGTGCTCATGCTGACCACCACTGGGTCAAAGAGATTGAAAAGATAGAGACTACATAAAATGAATGAACTTCTTGCAAGAAAGAGTGATGCCCTTAAGGTCATCGCCAAATATCTGGGCGGAAATTATGGGGTTGAACTTTTATACGACCCGATGGGAAGGTGCATGACGAATGGGAAACAAATCATGGTCCCCATGATGTCAGATGAGACATATGAAGAGTATGAGGATTTTCTTGTTGGAGTCATTTTTCACGAAACAGGGCATATTGTCCACACTGATTTTGAAATCTATAAAAACGAAAAAAATACAATAATTTACTCTCTACTAAATTCGTTGGATGATTATCGAGTCGAAAAATTTAGAAAAGAAGATTTTTACAGTGCCGCATATGAGTTAAAGAAGCTTTATGAATTTGCCACTGCAAGGAACAAAATAAAAATTGAAGAAGTTGAATACGATAAATCGTTAGATGACGATCCATCAGAAATGTTATGGGCAATAACATCTTGTATGTCTTTGAAACTGAATAATATTGATTATAGTTTTTACCCTGAACGAATATGTAAAATAGTTGATGGAACGGAAGATATCCTTGAAGAGTATAAAGCCGGAAATGTTCTAAGAGATGTGACTGATGGGACAAAACGTGCTCATCAATTTGCAATAAAACTCGAATCGAGATTGCGGGAACTTATTCAACTACAAACACCACCAAAAGCAAAGGATGAGGACAAACAAAAAACCAAAAATCAAGAAGGTAAAAATCTGGGAAATAAAGACAAAAAAGAAAATCAAAATAAACTAGATGAGGGAACAAAAGATAAAAATAAAGAAGGCCAAAAGATCGAAGTAAGTATTGAAACATTTGGAAAAATGAAACATTGTAAACCAAAAGATATTTATCATGATATTAAAAGAGAAATAAAAGAACTGGTCATAACAAACATTACCAAAAATCTTGAACATCATATTCCTCATCCTAAAGTTATAGAGCTTGACCAAGAAGAAATCCCTGCATGCTTGGATTCTATTACATTTCAAAGAGAATATAATTTAAAAAAGGAAAAAGTTCAAAAAGAAATAGAATCAATGAAATCAAGAATGCTTTCTTTGCTAATGGCTCAAAAACGGGTTCATTTCCTTCCAGATTCTGACCATGGTGAAATTGATATTGCTTCTCTTTACTCTATTCGAAATGGAAACAAAAGGATTTTTGAAAGACATGCAGTTGGAAGACGAATGAATACGGCAGTTGAGATACTTATTGATTGTTCTGGTTCGATGTCATGCGATGAACGATGTGAAGGTGCAATTAAAGCTGGAATTGCATGTGGAGAAACGCTCCATTCGCTTGCAATTCCATTTGAAATAACTGGTTTTACAACTGGACATAGTGTTGGTTTGATGGTACCGTTGACACATGAAGAACTCATGAGCTACAATCGATTTGAACCATTAAAGCATCTTATTTTTAAAGAATTCAATGAAAATTTTAGTACAGTAAGATATCGGATTATGAGAATAGGGGCATTTGCGGGCAATGGTGATCCAGAATCAGTATGGTGGGCTGCATGTAGGCTTTCAAAAAGACGTGAACAAAGAAAAATTTTAATCGTTCTTAGCGATGGACGACCCGCCATGTCATCGTTGTGTGATGTTGGCCTATTAGAAAAAGAATTGAAGAAAGTTGTTAGGAAAATTATCAAAACTGGGATAGAGATATATGGTATCGGTATTTATACCGATGCACCAAAAAATTTCTATCCTGACTGGAGCGTCATAAATCGAGATGGAAATATTGCAACAGCGGTTTTTGATTGCCTTTCAAAGAAATTGATAAATGGAGCTATCATGAATGAAATTTGATGAGGCAATTATAAAATGTAAACCACACATGTATTATGTATACAAACAATATTCAATTGATGGATATGATTCAGATGATCTTTATCATGAAACAATTTTATGGTTGATGCGTGATTGGAATACAATTATAACGCTAAAAGAATGTGAAACCAAAACTGCCATCATAAATAGGGCTTGGTGGGTATGTAATCACCTAAATTATTACCGTCCACGAATTGAACTAGTACCATTTGATGAAGAAAAATTCATACAACTTGAAAATATATTAACCGAACACGATATCATGCATATACTAATGAAAGGAAGGGCAAAATTATCGCCTAAAGCATTTAATGTTTTTCGTGCCAAGATTAGCCCAACTGATGAAATGAAATTGAATATGTCAAGAGAAACCCCTTCGAGACGTGATATCAAAAATTTTCTTGGTTTTTCTGGAAGACCGTATCGTAAATTTATGAAAGAAATAAAGGAATTTCTAAAGAATGAAGGTATTTGTCCAAATAAACGATAAATACAGCGAGATCGTTGGAACATTGCCAGAAGATCTTGAAATTTCTCTACCTAATCTTTTAGGGTATAGGAAAAAAATGAGAGATCAATTTGGTCAATTGACCAATAGATTGTATACTAAATATAACAGGATATCTCGGTCTGTTCCGGTTGGATTGACCGATAGGCTTGTTAGAGTTATTGAAGAATTTGGATATGAATGTAAAACCCTTGATAAAAGGACTCTTCATCTCGTTAATCCAGATGATGTACTAAAAAATATCAAGTCATTTCCGATAACTCTTAGGCCGTATCAAAAGAAAGCTTTTATAGTAGGCATACAAGAATCGCTCATGACTTTTTCCATCGGAACAGGTGGAGGAAAATCGTACTTATTTGCTGCTTTAACAATGGGCATGGATATGAAGTCATTAATTCTCGTAAATCGAGAAGATATTCTTGCCCAGCATTATAATACTCTTACCAAGATATTCCCTCATAATACAATTGGATTAATTCAAGGGGATACATTAAATTATAATTTCCCGGTTTGCATTGGGATGGTTCAAACAATCAATGCCAAAATGAATAAAAAAGGCGAACGAGCAAATAATCCTAGATATCGAATAATGAAATATCTTGAAAGCGTGCATTATCTTATTAGCGATGAGATGCATCACAGTCAGTCTGCAACTTGGAAAAATGTAGTTCGGGCTTGCAAAAACAAGAGGTATCATCATGGATTTAGCGGTAGCCCGTGGGACCGTGGAAGTGCAAATCTAGAATTGGAAACAGTATGTGGTTCGATCAAATACAAAATTACATCGAGCGAATTGATAGACCAAGGATGGCTGGCAAGACCACATATTATTTTTCACCACTACCCCCATAATGAAAATTATATAACTGGAGGGAACTTTCAAAATCTTTATACAAATACAATAGTTGAAAATAAAGATAGAAACAGAGCGGTTGTAAATATTATTGCGGATGAATACCATAACACAGATAGAAAAATACTTGTTATAGTCAATCGAATTAAGCATGGTTATAGTATCATAAACATGTTGAGAGAAGTTGGCATAAATGACCGTGAACTTGGGTATCTTCACGGAAGTAAAGGGAAAATTATCAGAGAAAAAGGGAAAGCTAAATTCGAGAAAGGCGAAATCCGAATTCTTGTTGCCTCTCATATATTCAATGAGGGTATCGATATTCCTTCATGTGACACATTAATCAAGGCCGATGCTCTTGGCGGCGGAGAAGACATTTATGAATCAGAAGGTATTCGAAGTATGGTTCAACAAATTGGGAGAGTTTTACGGAAACCTATCGAACCAGGAGCATCAGATGTTGATACTTCAAAAGAGCATATAGTCTACGTGCATGATTTTATAGATAAACAAAATGAATATGTGAAAAAACATACAACCAACAGAATGGATACTTGCAGAAAAGAAATGGCATTCATTGTAAGAGTAGAAGGAGAAGACCATGATTAATTTTAGAAGAGAAAATAGTAGAATGATTATTGAATTTGATATTGGAGTTGGGAAATATTGCAATTACCACTTCTATCATAATCTTAGTGATACAGATGACGCCCTTGCTGAACTTTTTATTAAAGAAGCGCAAAATAGGTTCCGTCAAAGAGTTTGTGAAATAAGAAAAAAAGCGTATCAAAAAGGTTGGAAAGATGCAAAATGGAAGAAAAGGAAAATAGCAGACTTTTCTTCACGTTTTGACGATCATGATTTTGTAGGTTGGTGATAAAGAGGAGGGCAACATGAAATTAAGAAATTATCGTGAGTCTGAGTCAGTACGAACAAAGTTTTATTATGAACGAACAACAGATGGGACTGAGTTTCCTGTCGTATCGGTTTGCCTAAAGCATGATACTGCTTCAGGTGAAGTTTCACGAGGAATTGCAATTTGTGCAACAGGGTTAGAGAGTGAACACAGAAGAAGTAAGAGGACTGGCAGGAATATTGCAGAAACACGAGCAAGATGGGCAATGCTCAATAACGCACAGAACTTAAGAATAAAAAATATTGAACGATTTGATCCTGTTGCGCAACAATGCATTGCATGGTACGAATGGAATTGGTATTGCGATAATAGGCCAATGCTTTCTGCTAAGGAACTTAATTTGCTTGGTCTCCCATTGAAAGAAAAGAAAGATACCATAGAGACTACATTACAACCTTTACCATCAAAAATTCATGTAGTTGATAGTCGTAATATATTTATGCGATTTTTTGATTGGGTTGGGGGTAAATTATCGTGAAACATGTTATTGTAAAAGGCATGACAATTAATGAAGCATGGTTCAAGGCTATTCGATCATGCTTTGCTTTTGGATATGATTATAAGATAGATCACGGCGAATATCAAGGTCAATTTAGGCGTGAGTTAGACCTTGTAACTGTCCACATCCGACAACCGTATTTACGACCCCTTGCTTGTTCGTTACCAAGCATTATCCCAACAACTGATGAAAAAATCGAGAAATATTTCTGGTCGTATCTTTTAGATGAGGACTTTCAAAATAAAGATGAAGAAAAAAATAATGAGTATAAATATGCTTCGTGGATCGCACCGTCTTGGGAACATTGTTGTGAATTGCTTTCAAAGGGTGGTGGAGGATGTAACCAGGCTACAATCAGCCTTGGAAAGGGCGCAAGTGATCCAATTAAGTTTGCCTACCCTCCATGCCTCAGACTTATTGATATGAGACTTCATGATGATGAATTATATTTTATTGTATATTTTAGATCGTGGGATTTAATTGCAGGTCTCCCAGAAAATATTGGTGGAATTCAACTTCTCAAGGAATCATGTATTGATCTTATAAGTATGTTATCAGGAAGATATATTTATGATGGTCCTATTGTGGCGATTTCAAAAGGGCTCCACATCTATGACCATTTTTGGGACCTAGCCAAAAAGGATATAGGACCATATGAATATTTGAGATCAGAAGATTCAAATATTCTTACAGCAGAAGGTATTGATGTCATCACTTTTTAGGGGATAAAGATGACAAAAAAAGAAATGTTAAATATAGTTATAGGTGAATTATCAATTTTTTATAATTCAATACCAGCAGAACGATCACTTAAAAAAATCAAAGATATTTTTCAACGATTCAAGACTCTTAAGTTTGAAAGAGAAGACATTATAGATTATATTGATTTTTGTTACAAACAAATGGAAAAAACAGTGAAAGACGCGGGGCGAAGATCATCAGTGGATTATTTTGTTGCTATAGTATCATCCGATAAAACTTTTCGACGTTATTTGGACTACCTAAGAGCTAAAGGCGAAGTAGTTAACGAACCCCAGATCGAAGTAAGCCCCTATGATGATCCAAACGAAGCGATAACCTTTAATGGCCTTACGTATCACAAGATCATTAGTACTGTAGATAGAGATATTTTTTTGTGCCCAACGGCCATCAAATTTTTGATTAGAGATTACAACGACCTCGTACCAAGATTCTATACATTAATGACATACAATGTCAAATATCCTGATAAAAAAATTACTTGGGAAACGATAAAAGATATTATAAAGGAGAGCGACTTATGCCCTATATAGAACAATGGAAAAGGCCAGTATTGGATAAAATTGTTGAGGCAATGGCGGCGGGAACAGTATTTCCAGACGGAAGACTTAACTATGTATTATTTAAACTTTGCAAAGATACGGTAGTCCCAGGGTACAACAACTACAAGAATTTTATTGGTGAATTGAATGAATGTATCGCTGAAATTAGAAGGCGGCTTCTGGCTCCCTATGAAGATGAAAAATGCAGAATCAATGGTGATGTCTAAGGGAGGATTATTATATGCAGATAGCCTATATATCAGGCAAATACAGATCTAAAACACCTCATGGGATGAGAGTGAATATTATTAGAGCAGAAGCAATTGCCATGAAGTATTGGAAACTTGGATGCTCTGTAATATGCCCACACAAAAATACCGCATTCATGGACAATTCAGATGTCTCAGACGCTCATTTTCTCAAAGCTGATTTGGAATTGATTGAAAGATGTGTTGATGTAATCATTATGGTACCTGGATGGGAAGATAGTGAAGGAGCGATATTAGAGCACAAGACAGCAATTGATCGTGGCATTGAAGTTATTTATGAAACCGAAGAAACAATCAACAAATATCTTTCATCACACCCTTGCGGAAGTGTTACTATGCTACAAGACAGTAACCTCGATAATGAGAGGATCGTTTTTGAGGCAGTAAAACTATTGCTTGACGAAGAAAAAAAATAATATGGACAGAATTACAGGCAAAGAAGATGAGATTATGAAGGCATATCAGGTTGTGGTAAAATGCCAGAAATGCAATGGTACGGGTGTGAATATTCGAGAAGAAATTAAAATAGAGTTGTCTCTACCTGACAATACTCCCCTTGATAAGCGAGAAGATATGATACCGCAGGTACAAGCAGAGCGTAAAAAGGAATATGTCAGGAGTCACAAATGGGAGAATCCAAAAAACTCTTCATATGGAATGTGTAAGTGTTATATCCAATATGAATTTTTAAAAGGATTGCTTCTTGCAGATATACCGCTTAAGTTTGAAAAAATAGATTATACTGAAATACTCCCCAGGGATATAATGGTAAATGGGAGCAAACGACCTCTCCATGATTTTATTAAATTATATATTGACAAATATAGCGAGTTGAGTAGGAATTCTGTCGGTCTTAATTTTATTGGTAAGGTTGGTACTGGTAGAACATTTGTTTCTCAGTTTATCGGGGCTCAAATTTTAAAAAAGAGATATTCAGTACATCATATACCGTTTTTTGATTTAGTAAGAATAATGAATTCGTATGACCAGGCAGATTTATTGAAGCATATTATGGATGTTGATCTATTGATTATTGACGAACTTGGAAATGAGCATCCTAACAAACGCGGATTCAGTGGTGAGATTGCTCATTTACTTCAGCGTAGAATACAGATAAAAAAACCAATTATTTTTTGTATCAATGGAGTATCAACGGATGATAAATTGATCGATGCGTATGGTGGGTCTTTTTTTTCAATTTTAGATGAGAGAAATATTAATTTGAAATTTAACACAAAGGCAATACCTAAAACAACACGCAACAAATATATAGAGACCATATTGGGCGACTTATGAGCAAACAAATTATTGAGCGAGATGTTTTAGCTTCACTTCTTACCGATAAGAGCAGAATAGACCAAGTTCAGGATATTATAAAATCCGAACATTTTTCTTCGCCGTATTTGAAATGGGCCTACGAAAAACTTTTGGCATATTACGAAAAATACTGCGATGTACCTAAAGTAAGTTATTTTAAGATTGAATTAAGCAAGAATAAAGATATTGATGAAGATGAACGTTCAAGGTGGTATAAACTAATACGCGATATATATAAAAAGATTTTGGATACAGGTTCAACAGAATACGCATTAGATGAATTAATTGGTTTTGCTAAAAACAATGAAGTAGCGAAAATAATAGAACGAGGTATTAACCACCTTGACAAAGGTGAATGGAAAGATGCAATAGAAACTCTCTATGCTACTGTTGAAGTCCAGGTGAAGGATAAGGAATTTGAAATATCAGATTGGCTTGCTACATGGGAAGAAAGGCAAAAAGTAAGAAAAGAACGTAAAGATGACCCATCAAAAGACAGACGGATCAAATTACCTTGGCCCGAAGTGCAAAAGGTAATTGGCGGGCTTGGTCCCGGTGAATCAACGACAATAGCCAGCCTCACTAATGTTGGAAAAAGTATATCCCTTATTGTGTGCGGTAGAAGAGCCTTTATCGATGGTAAAAAAGTAGTCCATATAGTCATTGAAGACACAAAAGAAATGGTCGAACAGCGATATGATAGTGCTATCCTTGGCATTAGATATGATGATCTAAAATATTTTGATCTTAAAAAAGAAGAAATAGAAAAATTGGATAGAATAGTTTCTGAAACAAGAACAAGGATCGGGTCAAATTTACGAATAGTAAAAACGAAACCAAAAAAAACTTCAATTGTTACAATTATAAAGGCCCTGAATATACTCAAGCAAGATGGATTCATACCAGATCTACTAATAATTGATTATGCTGACATTATGATACCATCAAAAACCAAATATAAGAGTGAACAATTTAGGCTTGAACAGGCAGAAGTATATTGGGAAATAAAATCGTTGGCAGAACAATTAAATATTCCTATTTTAACTGCCACTCAAGTATCAAAAGAATACGTTAGGAAAAAAGCCTATTCAGAAGGATTAGCAGAAGCCTATGATAAAAGTAGAATTCTAAATGTTGTATTAACACTAAACCAACTTGATATTCAATCACGCGATATTCTTTTAATAATTGCAAAGAATCGAGATGGTGAAAAAGGTAAGGAAGTTGCATTGATATCAAATTTTGCCAAAATGAGGCTTACAGAAAAAATAGCATAAGGAGGACATATGTCGAGGGGCAAAAAAAAATACAAGCAAGGTAAACGGATCATACAGATTAAAAAAAACCAAGATAATGATGCCTTGAATCCATTATCAGATTCAAACGTACCACCGCATCTTCGTCCTATGGTTGAAGGACTGAAGAGAGGATTTGAGCAACGAGTGAAATATGCAGAATTCAAAGCATTGCATCAATATCAAAAATTACACAATGCAATTAATGAAATTAAAGCAAATCAAATTGTATTACAAACCCTTATTTTTGAAAAAAATATTATTAATAGAAGAACATTCACTGAAGAATATCAACGATATTTAACGGACATAGTAGGAATTGTTGATGGTGGTCGGATGCAAGGCTTTGTGGTTGTTGATACTTTCAACATTGGGGTTCCACTTAGAGGGAATAGTTTGAACGAATTAAAAAACAAAAATAAAAATCCAATTATAATAAGTAGGAGTTAATGTCATGAAATTCATTCAAGTTGCAAGAGATGGAATTATCATGGAGCGAGGTTCACCATGGGCAAAGCCACTTAAGGTGGGGAAATTTTATCTTGTATCTGATTTGATCCATCAACAACTCGCCTACATCATGCCAGATCATATATCTAAGAATGTAATCGATATTAAAGAAGTTTATCGTGAATACCGAGGTGATGATCTTAATGGGAAAACTCTTCTTGTTTGGAGACACGGTGGAATTGGAGATTTGATGTTTATAATGCCATCGCTTAGATTATTGAAGGTAAAATATCCTGACAGTAAAATCATCATAGGATTGGGCGGAAAATATATTGATCTCTATCGGTATGTTCCATATGTTGATGAAATAGTCCAATTACCTTTCGATATAGAAACTCTAAAAATGGCAGACTACCATCTCCATTTCGAACAAATCATAGAAGGAAATCCGCGAGCAGAAAAAATAAATGCCTATGATTTATTCTTTAGCAAATTTAAATTTGATCCTGCAAAAATACCATCTCATGAAAAAATCCCAGATATTTTTTTGACTGTTGAAGAAATGAAGTGGGCAGAGGAAAGGTTAGAACAATTCAAAGTGAAAGAAACAGACATTCTAGTTGGTCTTCAAATCGCAGCTAGTTCCCCGATTAGATCATTTCCAGATGAAAAAACAGTAGCAATTGCGAATGTGATTACTAGAGAAGAGAACGGTAAGATCATTCTTTTTGGGTCAAATGGACAAATTGACTTGGCCCAAAATATTAAACATAGTTTACCTATTGAACAACATGAAAGACTAATATTATCACCAGAAGAAAGATTCAGTCTTCGTCAATCTATGGCAATTTGCAGGCATTGTGATCTTGTTATCGCTCCTGACAGTGCCATGATTCATATTGCCGGTGCGCTTCGAGTTCCTATACTGGGATTATATGGTCCTTTTCCTGCCGATCTTAGAATGAGATATTATTACAATGCCGTTGCTCTTAATGCGTGTACTCCATGTTCTCCATGTTTTACTCATGACCATGACCCCTGCCAAAAAGGGGCACCATCTCCATGCTTTTCACTAATAGATATTTATCAAATTATGTTTGCGATAGAATATTTGCTTGAGAAGACATGTAAAAAATCTATTCCAACTATTGCAAGTCTCAAGAAAAGTATTTTTAATCAAGTTATAGAAAGAGCCAAACCATATATGAAAGGTAAAGGCATTGATGTTGGTTGTGGATTTCAAACATACAATTCTGAATTTGATATTACAAGAATCGACATAAACCCTCTTGTCAATCCAGACAAGGTTATGAATTTTTTACATCCAGAATTCAAAATAGATGGCAAAGTTGATTACATTATAAGTAGTTATTCTATCAATACCGTAAATGATTTAATAAATTTCATTGCTCGTTCAGATATCTTTTTGAATGTTGGTGGTTATATTATTTTATTTGTTGGTGATTCCAATATTATAAAACAAGCTAGTGGAAAAGATATTTTATCCAACTACTTGTTGGATTATCTCAAAAGTGAATTAACGAATGATATTCTTCAGTCTCAATTGAACAAATTCACAAATATGGAAATTGTAGAAACAGATTTACCAATTTTTAATGATAAGCTTAAAGAAGAAGCCATTGAAATTTTTGGAACTCGTCATGGCATATTTATTGTATTGAGGAAAACACATGATATCCAAACTGAAAAAAATAAACACGAGAAAACTGCTCAAGAGATTAGGGCTTAGATATACAGAATCAAAAAGTCCAAATGAATTGATTCTTGACTGTGTAGATCCAAATTGCCCCAATCCACATGGCCACATGTATTTAAATAAAGAGTCAGGATTGTGGCTTTGCCATAGATGTGGAATAGCAGGCAATCTTGTTGTTCTTGTTTCTATCGTCAAAAAAATAACAGCAAGAAATGCGCAACGGGTAATTGAAGATGAAACTACCGATACAATTACGATAGAAGGATTGAAAGACCGACTCAAAAATATCGATAAATTATATCTAAACATTGTTGATATATTAGGGATGAAAATATATGCCCCACCCCCTCAAAATTCAATCTTGGTAAGTAGAACTATGTATCCAAAATTTTTAAATGATCGGAATATTCCTTTTGGTTTGGCATTAAGGGCTGGAGTAAGGATTTGTAATAGCGGAAAGTATGCCGGAAGGTTGATTTTTCCCTTCAAATGTGACGGAAACGAAAGTTTTGTAGCTTATGCCAGCGCCGGTCAAAAACCAAAAACCTTGAATCCCCCTGGTGGAATGAATGATAGAATGATATATGATTATGATTATATGAAAAAAATTTGGTATAGTCTCAAACATACTGATTCTCTTATTGTCGTAGAAGGAATTTTTGATTGTCTTCGCCTTCAGCTATATGGGTTCCCATGTGTTTCTCTTTTAGGCAGTTTTTTAAGCAAAAACAAGGCTATTTTATTGAGCCAAATGCCATATGCCCAAATTATTTTTATGTTAGATGGTGATATTAAAATTGATGATTATTGGAAGCATTTGAGAAATTTTAATTACGTAAGCGGTAAAAATATTTTTTTTGCTCCGATTTTAGATGAAAAAAAAGATCCAGATACTCTTTCACAACAAGAAGTTATAAACATTTTGGATTATGGTATGATTCCTGCAACTGATTCGTATCGAATGAAGGCCAGGCTTTCAAAAATAATTGGTGAAGTGGGGCTGAAACTATAAAATTCTCTGTCTAATAATGATGGGGATTCTATATCTTAATTATAAAAAAATTATATAAGAATTGGCATTTATTTTAATGGGTAATAAATTAAAGGAGGTATCAAATATGCCAAGAGATATGATCACAAAGGAAATCAAAAAAGAAGAGTTATCAGTTGATTGTAAGCTTTTTGGTCAGTATGAATCTGACGATGATGCTTGCAAGATATGTGGTGTTTCAGATGAATGTAAGGCATTATCCGAGGGGCTTGATGAAGACATAAATACTTCTGTAGATTCTGAAGATAATGATCCTGACCCGGAGGATCAGATATCTGATGACGATTCTGATGATGTTGATTTGGACGGGATCAGTGCAAAAGACGAAGAAACAGATCATGAAGAAATAAAACACGAAGAAATAAATGAACCTGTTCCGTCTGTTGAACCAGAACCTCAGCCATTACCAAAAAAGAAAAAGGGAAGACCGCTTGGAAGTACAAAGAAGCCAACACCAAATCAGCCTGAAAAAGATAAGACCACTCCGAAGTCAACAAAGCCAAGTTTAGCTATTTCTGAAGATAATGAAATCGAAACTGAAAAAATTGTAAAACAAAAAGAAGAAGATTTGATTTTATCATTTAAAGATATTACCGTTAATCTTGCACCGGATCAACTTAAAAAAATCACCAGCTTTGTTGAAGCCGGAATGTTAATTTTCATTCTTCTCCATGAATCTCTTAAGTCATAGTACAAAAAATAGAGAATAACAAAAGTAACAATTGTTACAAAAAAGAGACCAGAACGGGTGGCCAGAAGGAATAAACGAGCATCAACGCTGACAGTGATTAGAGCCTTGCGGTTAGCTAATGGATGGACCCTTAAAGAAATGACCTATAAAGGATTCGCGTCACGATTTTCATACTGTCATTTTGAAAGCGGCAGGCGAAGAGTCAGCAGGCAAAAACAAATTTTTATAGGCAATGTATTTGCTATTAGGCCAACGTATTTATTTGATCGTTACGGTTACCCAGTCCGTTTGTCTAGGCAAGATATTTTATCATTAACTATAGCAAAAAGAAGAAGAGGCGATTTTATATGAGGCAAGTTCTAATCATCAAAGGAATAAAAGATAAAAATATCCTTGTTGTTAATTTGCCTGAAAGTGAAGTTTACGCAATAGAAATTAACACGATTGAAATTATTGATGGGGCCAATAAAGGAGCGTGGCAAAGTGAACTAAGATTCAATTATTCTCACAAAACACTAAGAATTAATTTGATTTTTGAAGATTATGATGATGTTTCAGAGTTTGAGTCTATGTTGCTTGAATATCTTAGAAATGCGGCTACCCCTATAATGTCCGAGGGAGACAAGCATGAGATAAGATATTGGATGGATATTGAGGTATTGGAAGTTAAAAATGTATGTTTCTAAGATAACATTAATATAGAATGATTACCAAAAAATTGGGAGAATAAATGACTATACTTACCCCTATTGCACTCAAGGTGCTTGAGCATAGATATCTTTTACGAGATGATAATAATAAAATTATTGAAGATCCCGAAGGAATGTTTATGAGGGTAGCAAAAGCAGTTTCTAAGGGAAATACGGAAAAGAAAGAAAAGTATTTTAATATGATAAGCAATTTAGATTTTCTTCCTAATTCCCCTGTCTTGATGAATTCTGGAACAGATATTGGAATGTTATTTGCTTGTTTTTTTATACCAATACCCGATTCAATCATTGGAATCATGGAGGCTGCCAAAACGCAGGCTTTAATCCAAAAAGTTGGTGGCGGGACTGGGTTTAGCCTTTCAAGATTGAGACCGCAAGGTGATATCGTTAAAAAAACACATGGGCTTTCGAGTGGCCCATTAAGTTTTTTAAAGATTCTAGATATTACTACTGAAACTATCAAACAAGGGGGAAAAAGAAGAGGGGCCAATATTGCTGTTCTTCGGGTTGATCATCCTTCAATTTTGGATTTTATTTCTTGCAAGCATAATAAAGATGCTTTTAACAATTTCAATATTTCAGTTGCTATTACTGATTCATTTGTTGAAGCGATGAAAGCAGGAAAAACATATAAAATTATTAACCCAAGAACAAAAAGTGCTGTAGCAGAGTATGATGCTCAAGAAATTTTCCATAAAATCGCTGAAGAAGCCTGGCTGACTGGAGACCCTGGTGTAATTTTTATCGACAGAATCAATGATACAGAATTAAGGCCCTTGGGTGAAATTGAAGGTGTCAATCCCTGTTCTGAACAACCATTGCTTCCTTTTGAATCGTGTGTATTGGGCAGTATTAATCTTGCAAATATGGTAAATCGTAAAGGGGAATTGAAATTTGATCATTTGATTGATACTGTTAAGAATGCAGTAGATTTTCTTGATTCAACTATTGATATAAATGTTTTTCCTACCAAATTAATTGAATCTGCCACGCTAAAAACAAGGAAAATTGGCCTTGGAGTTATGGGATGGGCCGATATGTTAATTCAAATGGGACAATCATATGATAGTCCGAGAGCCATTGCAATTGCTGAAGAAGTGATGTACACAATTCAAAAGACCGCCTTATCAAGAAGCGAAGAGATTGCTTTAGAATATGGGCCTTTTGAATCTTATAATAATGATTTGTTTCCAAACATGAAGCCCAGACGAAATGCAACAGTAACAACAATAGCCCCGACAGGTACGATCAGTATAATTGCCGGATGTTCAAGCGGGATTGAACCATATTTTGCCTTAGCATATAAAAGAAAAAATATTCTAGATGGTGGAGAATTTTCAGAATTTAATAAATATCTTTTAAAATGCATGAAAGATATTGGATGGTGTGATTATCCCGATTTGAAAGAAAAAATCGAAGAGGTTGGACACTTGCCAGATCTTGGGCCGATACATAAGGCAATACAAAACCAATATAAAACTGCCCATGAAATTCCAATAGAACAACACATAAAAATGCAAGCAGCCTTTCAAAAATATGTATGTAATGCAACAAGTAAAACTATAAATCTACCAAATACAGCTACGGTTGATGATGTAAAAAAAGCATATCTCATGGCTTATGACTGTGATTGTAAGGGAGTTACTATTTATAGAGACCAAAGTAGGGATGAACAGGTTTTGGTAAAAGGTACAAAAAACCAGATGCCAATAAAAATTGATAAGAATGAACAAAACCACAAAACAATAGAACCAAAATGTGTCACCATGGTATATGAAAACCCACAAAAAAGACCGTCAAGATTATCGGGGCTTACTGAAAAAATAGAAACGAGTTGCGGCACTCTCTATGTTACAATTAATTGGGATAAATCAGGAAAACCATTTGAAATTTTTACACGGATAGGCAAGGCCGGTGGTTGTGCTTCAAGCCAAAGTGAAGCCATTGGGAGGTTAATTTCAATGGCTATGAGGAGTGGAATACAACCTGAACATATAGTAAAACAATTAAGAGGAATTACGTGCCATTTGCCAAAAGGCATAGGGAAAAAGAAAGTTTCCTCATGCGCTGATGCTGCTGCTCAAGTTATTGAAAGCGTATTCGTGAAAGAACCTGGGAAAAACACGATATTTATTAGAGGGGCATGCCCTAATTGTCAAGGGCCAATAGAGCATGAAGGGGGATGTTCTATATGTAAAATGTGTGGATATAGTGATTGTGGATAAGGAGAACATATGGCAAATACAACTGGAGAGCAGAGACAAGATATTATTGAAGAAGCAATATTGGCAAGTCAAGATGGAAAACCTTGTGGATGTTGGGAGAAAAAATGTTCTAGAGGGTGTGGTCTATCTATTGAAGCTATTGACCTATGGAATGATGTCAAAAAAACATTGCTATGGTTTCAAAAAAAAATTACAAATATAGATCATAAAGAGATTATTGATGATCTCATAAGGAGATTAGAACGATGATGGGACCATGCAAAGTAAAGGGAGGTATGATACCTGGTTTTTTCATTATACAGCATTTAAGAAAAAAGGTAATTGATAATGAAGAAGCAACAAATTTTGATGAGAGATTTTGTTTACGAAATAGGGAAGAAAAAAATCTTTTCAGTAAAAATAATAGTGTATCCGACAATAAGGAGTATACTTAAAGAATATTTGATGATCGATAAATTTGAAAATAACAAGTATATAATCGAAGGATTTACTTATCGTGAAGGTAAAAAATGGCGAAAATCACTCACTAGGGCCATCAAAGAAATTAAATATTCAGGACAATGGGGATTTTACAGATTTCAAACTAAAGAAATACATTTGTGGTTCAAAAGAAATATAGATAAAAGAGATCTGTGTTATTTCTTGGCTCATGAGATTGGGCATTCATTCAATCCAAGACATAAAAGCCCTTATAAAGAGGAAGAAAAAGCAATTAAATATGAACACGCAGCTTTGTATGCATATGATTTAGCAACTGAAATCATCCAAGGAATAAAGAAAAAAGAATTAAAATGAATACAGGACGGTTATCATCTATTGGTTTGATAATTGCATAAGAGAGATTTTATGAAAGAATTTGCTCATCTCCACGTTCATACATCTGCAAGTCTTCTTGATGGAATTTCATTGCCAACAAAAATGTTTGAAGAAGCAGGCAAACGAGGCATCAAAGCAGTTGCGCTAACAGATCATGGGAGCATGGGTGGGCATCTTGAGGTTCAAATCGAATCATCCAACATAGAAAATTGCCCCAAAATCATCTTCGGTTCTGAAATTTATATCGTACCGGATCGGCATAAAAAAGAAGAACGATCTTTGAGAAGGCATCTTATTCTTCTTGCTAAGAACGAAATAGGATATAAAAATCTTATTTCAATTAACAATGAAGGATGGAGAAACTTCTATTATCGTCCAAGAATTGATTTTGATTTTTTGTCTACTCACTATGAAGGATTGATTGCAACAAGTGCTTGCGCTAAAGGAGTGGTATCAGAATCTTTTGTCCGCAATGATGTAACAAGTGCCGCCGAAACAGCATGTCAATACCATGAATTATTTGGTGAAGACTTTTATCTTGAGATTCAATTAATTAGTGTTGGTATTGATGGGAAAGATATTCAGGCTCCTGTCAATCGAGGTATTGTTGCATTGGGTAAAGCGTTCAAGATTCCAGTAATTATTACAAATGATGTTCATTATGTCAATGAAAAAGATTGGATTCTCCATGAAAAAATGCTACATTTGAACACTGGAAATATCGATTGGAGTTTTAACACTAGAGATATTTGGCTGAAAACTTGGGATCAACTCAATGATGCTAGAGAATTATATTACCCCGAATTATCTTATAAACAATTTAATGAAATGATGGCAAGAACTCTTGATGTAGTCGCAAAATGCGACTTCAAGATTCAGACTGGCAATGCCTACATCCCAAATTATGATTATACAACTCATCCGAAATATCGTGGTGAAAAGACAAAAGAAGAATTTTTTATTGGCTTAACTGTCAGCGCATTAAGAGACTTTCTTTCAAAAAATCCTGGCTTATCTAAAAGTATATATGAACAACGCTTGATGAAAGAAGTTGATGGCATCATACAAATGAAGGCCATAGACTATTTTCTAATCGTTGAAGATCTTGTTAGGTTTGTCAAAGGGCAAGGCAAGCTTATAATGATCAGAGGAAGTGCAAATGGTAGTTTGGTGTGCTATCTTCTCCAGTTTGGATATATCGACCCTGTGCGTCAAAACATCTTGTTTGAACGATTTATTAGCCCTGCTAGAATTGAAACTGGAATGTTTGATGTTGATATAGATGTAGATATGGAACGAGAAATGAGGCCAAAGGCAGTTCAATATCTTAAAAGCAAATACGGTGAAGATAAAATATGTAATGTAGGGAGTTACAATAGGCTTATGTGGAAAGCTGCCATTAAGGATATGGCAAGAATTGAAGCTCTTGAACTCAAAGCAAAACTAGATAAAACAACACATCCAAGTGAAAAAAAAGATATCGAAAAATCTCTTGATAAGTTTAGTTTTAAAAGAATGAATCAGATCACCAATCTTATGGAAAAAGCATCGCAACAAGAAGGCGGAGATATATCCATAGAAGACACAAAGAAAAATCAGCCTGTCTTCCGAGAATGGTATGATCAAAATGAGAAATGGATCAAAACCTATATTGAACCAATTATTGGTTTACCCAAAGCACCTGCAATACATCCTGCTTCGGTCGTTATTCTTCCTGGCAGTATGGATGATTTGTTACCGGTTCGATCTCAAATCAGTCCTCAAGATAAGAAAACGAGAGTATTATGCACTCAATGGGAAGGGTCACATACCGGGCGAGAAGATCTCAGAACTTATGGATTTATGGCTCTAGATGTTCTGGGAGTAAAAACTTTGAATGTTGTAGCTGACACGATTAAAATGATCAAAAAAATTCATAAAATTGATATCAGGATCGAAGATATCCCATTTGACGATATCAAAACGATTAGAGGATTTAAAAACGCTGAAACTCTTGGAGTGTTTCAATTGGGAGCACCTGGGATCACAGAGATTTTAAAATCAATCAAACCCGACTGTTTTAGTGATGTTGTAAATATGTGTGCTATTGATCGGCCTGGTCCACTTTCAATTAAGGCCCATATTGATTATGCAAAACGTAAGCATGGTGAAGAAAAAATTGAAACATTTCATAAGTCAATTGATCCTATTTTGGCTGATGCTTATGGGATGCCAATATTCAATGATCATATTATGTTGATTGGCATGTCTTTTGCAGGATTTACCCCTGTAGAAGCAGAGGAACTTAGAATTGCTTCAAAATCAAAAAAAGGGCAAGCCAGTATGAAGCCCATGAAGGATAAGTTTATTTCTCAGGCTATCAAGATCCATGGTGAAGAGACCCGAAATATAGCCGAAAGAATATGGGATAAAATTGAATTATTCGGTGCATACAGCTTTCCAAAGGCTCATGCTAGTGGATACGGTCTTGTTGCATGGGCAACAATGTATCTCAAGACTAATTACCCAACTGAATTTTTTTGTAACTTGCTTAATTATTCTGATCACGATGAATATTCTGAAATCCGTAGAGTAGCAATAAAACAATACGATGTAAAATTTATCATGCCGGATATTAATGTTTCAACTGATGAATTTATAATAAAAAACGGTAGAATTGTGTGGTCTCTTGGTGGGGTCAAAGGAATTGGTCCTAACGCACTTGCAGATCTTATAAAACACAGACCCTATATATCCTTTGCAGACTTTTATAAACGGGTTGACAAGAGACAATTAAATAAAGGCAAGATAGAAGCTTTGATTTTTGCAGGGTGTTTACGTAAATTCAGTGATCCTCTTCCTTTGCTCCATGAACTATACAGGGCACGCCAAAGCGAAAAGAAAAAAGGAAGCTATGATCCAATTTATGATTTATACAAAAAAGAAGACTGGTTGAGACTCCAAAGTGAATATCTTGGATTTCAAACAATAAGTTTTCTTGAAATGTATAATAGCCATATAGAAACCGTAATGGTAAAACGAATTGAGGATTTTAGCCGTGAAGTGACTGGTAATGATATTTCTATAGTGGGGCAAGTTACATATGTACGATCAGCAAGCGGTAAAAATGGTGTTTATCTTCGGGGTAAAATATCTGATATCGATGGAGTGGTAGATTTTTTTATGTGGAATGATAACTATGAAATTCACAAAAACAAAAAATCCATTCCAAAAGAAGGTGATATTATTTTATTGTCTGGAAAAAAGAAAGAATGGAATAAAACATATTCAATTCATGCAAATAGAATCAAAATAATATCTGCATAAGGCAATCGTGATGAATATTGACCAGTTCTTTGCAGGGGCAAAAGGATTACAAGAAAAGATAAATATCCCCGAATGGTTTGTAATTGACCCACATCTCGATAGATTTGTTTTGATTGTTCATAAAGAAGAACATAGTAAAATTAATTTCGGCATTAATAGTTACGAAGGATGTTTGCCTGAATTTTGGACCAAGGTTGCCGGAGTAACAAAAGAAGGGCGCGAAGCTGTTATAAGAAAAATGCATTCATACATAAAAAACTCTAAAATGAAGGCGAGTTCAAAATTAGTTTTCGATACTGGGAATGAATTTCATAATAATGCAATAAAAGTTATGGTTCAAATAATAAATCCAACAGACAACTCAATCTTCACGGATGAAAGACATGTTGGGTATATTCCAAGAAATTTAGCTAATTTTATAAGGTTTGCCGAATTATACGGGATAAGATATGATAGTAAAACCACAGAGATAAAATCATCCAAGGATTGGGTAAGTGTAAAACTTACAATAAGACCAGAGGATATATTTCTACATTTAGGAAGATCTCTACGAGATAAAGATAATATTACACGAATTCCCATTGTAAGTAAACGAATAACGGGCGCAACGGTAGAAGATTTTAGAAAAGCTTTAATACGAACTCCACAAAAAAGGAAAGAGTAATGCCGATATACGAATTTGCCTGTAAAACATGTGGAAAAATTACAGAACATTTGTTTAAAGTTTCAGATTTATCTGCTACATGCAAATGTGAATGTGGTTCAGTTACAAAAAAAATTATATCGCGTATCGGCATGATAAATATGAATTCTAAACCGCTAAGTGGGGTTGATGATACGGACGAACTCACTCTAGGTAAAATCGTTGCAAATAAGGGACTACCAGCAGAACATAAGCGTAAATATGCAGAAGCAAGAGAGAGGCGAAAGAAGGTTTTAGAATATGAACAAGGTCTCCGAGCAAGAGAAAAAAAATATAAGTTTACATCGGAGACAAAAACAGAAGATGTTGACCGAGGAACCTAAGATAAAAACTGTCTAGGAGGAAAACTATGAGAAAATTATTTAACACGAACCTTGAAATGAAAATGATGCATCTTGATAAATTCTATGATCTAATTAAAAATCAACTCGAACATGGTGGTCAAAAGTATAAACAAGAAGGAGACGGAACGAAAGAAGAGACAGATTCGATTTGTGAATTCGTCCCTGGAACTACAGGCGTGGATTGGGTCCTGGGAACCATATCAAAATATTTACGCCGTTTTAAAAATTTCCAACGCGAAAAAGATCTACTAAAGATTGCTACATATTGTTATATTATTTGGCTTAAATATGGATTTCATGAACAAAAAACTCACGATGAAGATATAAAGATGGAAGGATAATGGAAAAAATCGTCAAAGAATTTCTTACGGTAGAAGAAAATATCAACGGTGATATTTATATCATTGATATGGACGCCGATCTTGATCTTACAGATATATCGAATGCAGTAAATACTATATCCGGCAAAATTGATTTTATGAAAAAAATTGCCGCAAAAAGAGAGTGTGAATATGAAAATGCTTTAGCTGATTTTGATGTGTTTATGGCCGAACAGGATGAAAAAGTAAGACTCATTGTTGGGAAGGGCGAAGAGAAAATAATAAAGGCAATACAAAGAAAACCAAAATGGTTACAATACAAAAAGGAAATAAATGAACTAAAATATCGGATGCAGGAAGCCCAAGGACATGTTTCATCACTAATCTATGCCGCAAAAATGATCGAATTAAAACGCAATGATATCCGCAAAATGCCCGAGCTAGGCGAAGACAAAGGATTTATAACTAGGAGAAACTTCTCAGTAAAAATGAATAAGGCAAGTCAACGAACCCCCGTAAAAAAGGAGAATTAAAACATGGTAACAAACATCAAAAAATTAAAATCATTTATTAAGAACCACAAAGAAGAAGAAGCTAAGAAAGAAGAACGCAAAAATCAAAACAGCATAAACTTTTATCAGAATAAAGTAGGCAAAAATGCTTTGTTCCTTTGCCCCCCGCACGAAAATATGGAAGGTCTCCCTTTTGTTCTTCGTGGTAAACATAGAAATTGCGGTCCAGAAGGAAAAACTGATTTTATGTGCGCAAGTTGTGATGGAAAAAACCTAAAGGCTTGCCCTCAGTGTGTTGAGGTAAGAGAACTTTATGATACTGGGCGCGAACGAGATAAAAAAAAGGCCAGCAAAATTAGAAGGAACCAGAGGTTTTATTGGCAGGTTATTGATACCTCTCCGATTCTCGAAGTAGAAAAAGATGAAAAAATCATTATCCCTGATTGTCTTCTTGATTTTCCAGCAGAAGAAGATACCAAAAAGAGGAAGGAACGTGGGTGCAAAACCTGTTCATGGGCCGAGTCTTGCGAGGGTGGAGTTAGAGCGTGGTCGATTGGTAAGAAAATTCAAGAGCCAATCTTGGATGAACTAGACGATCTTCTTGACGATGAAGACGTTACAAATCCAAAAGTAGGACGACCGATTTTTCTAAGGCGTAAGGGCGAAGATGCCACTACGACAGAATACTCTGGGATAAAATTCATGAGACCGATTAGTTTTCCAAAGGAAGTGGTTGATCGAATCTATGGACAGTTAAATGATTTAAGCCAAGTAAGCATTCCGAAGGAACCTGACAAAATCAGGGATCTCATGACAGGTGTTCAAACTGAAGATGCAGAGGGTGCAACTGAGGGAGATGATATACCTAAATGTTTTGGTAAATACGATGAGGATGAAGATGAATGCTTAAAATGCGATTTTTGCGAACCTTGTGAAGTAGAATCAAAAGGAATCAGTAGTTCTAAGCCAAAAGCTAATGAAGAAATTGATGATGATGATAATGATTTGGCTCCGGCCCATGAAGACCCTGATCCCGAAACCAATACGGACAGTGATCTTGAAGATGATGAATTAGAAAATCAACTCAAGAACCTCGCACGAAAACGGCAAGCTGAACGACAAGCAGCAAAAAACAATAGAACACCGGCTCCGAAGCCTGATGAGGACGATGATTAATGAATAAGATTGAAGATGCATTATTTGACGGATTAACTGAAAAAGGGAAAGACACAAGTACCGTTATTCTTGGTAAGCATAAGACATTTGGGCTTGTGCAGAATTGCATTTCTACTGGATCACCATCTATTGATCGTATAATCGCTAAGGATATCGAAGGTAAATTTGGAATCCCATGTGGAAGAATAAGTTTTATAAGCGGCAAACCATCATCCGGCAAAACAACTCTGTGCCTCCACCTTTGCGCAGAGGCACAGAGGCAAGGAGGAATTGCCTATTATATTGATTCAGAACATCGTGTAGATCGAAATTATGCTAGAATAATTGGGGTAGATATTGAGAAACTTTTCTATAATGCCCCAAGTACTTTAGAAGACATATTGGAGGCAACCGATAAGACCATTGAGGTTGTCGGTAAATTAAGAGAAGATAATAAGATTAGTGAAGAAATATCTAAAATCCCTATTCTGATTATTGTAGATAGCGTTAGTATTGCAACCAGAGCAGAAAAAGAAACAGGCGTAACTGGCGGTGGCAAGGGTGAACATGCAAGATTGTTGTCGAGATTTCTTCGCAAGATTACACCAGAAATAAGTAAATTAAATATTGCAATTCTTTTTGTATGCCAAATCAAATCAAAAATAAATATGGGGTACAATGCACGGGGAAGCAAAGAAACATTTCTTGCTGAAGATACTCTCAGATACCATTGTACAATAGGTTTAAGAACACAAAGAATATCTACCTTAAGAAATAGCAAGAATATTAGATATGCCGACATAGATCTATATGTAACAACTAAAAATAGTTGCTTACCTCCTTTTCAGGAAGCAGAAGTTGAACTACAATATGGCATTGGTTTTAATTATTATGCGAGCTTAACGGACACCTTGATTGAATACTATGGTGCCGAATCAAAAGGAGCATGGTACAATCACAAAGATATAGGCAAATGGCAAGGCAAAGACGGTATAAAAAAATTAATCGAGAAAGATCCCAAAATTGCCTCCGAAATCTCTAAAATCTTAACTTCTCCAGCTATAGTTAAAATAGGAGTAACAAAAGGATCGATCAAGAAAGAATCTATAAGCCAAAACGGAGAAGACGATGATTAATTAGGGGCGCATGGCATGATGGAACCGATAGTATGTTTTGCAATGGCCTTGGCTGGTTGGTTTATTGCAATGAGAAGGATTCATTGCCTTATAAGTGGAAACAATTGGTCAACTGTTATAATGGCAGGGATAGAAGAACTTCTGGCGGTGGCCTCTATTATTTTGGCTATAAAAACCAATACAGTAGTAAGCATCGCTGCTCTCACTATCGGTGCAATGATAGGTGTTAGACTTGAATATAAAACAAGGAAAAAATAATCAATATCGATATAAGGAAAAATCATGAAGTTTATTGCGTGTGCTGATTTACATATTACTGATAAAATGCCTTATTCTGATGACAAGAATGATCGTCAAAATGAACTTTTAAATGCATGGAAAGAAGTTTGCGATTGTGCAAGAGAACATGGATCAAATACTATTTTGATTGCAGGAGATGTGTTCGATGATATAAACATTTCTCCCAAAGCATTTGACATTTTTTCTGCCATGCTTGATATATCCAAGGGAATGACAAAGATAGTTATATCGGGAAATCATGAAACAGATGAATCTGGCGGAGCATTTGTCAAAACCTTGGCACATATTCCATCTATTGATACTGGAATCATTTCCCCTTCTAGCAAAATATCAGGTTGGAGAATAGTATCTCTTTATAATGTTGATCTTGTTATTTTTGATTTTTATAATTCATTTACCAATTTGCTAATAGGTATAAGAGAAGCATTAAAAAAAACAAACCCTAACAAAATAAAGATCATGGTTGGGCATCAATCAGTGGTCGGTATGGAGATGAGAAATTCAACCATTTGCACACAAGGAATCCCTCAAAATTGGTTCAATAGAAAAGGTATCATAGGGGAAAATTTCGATTTGGTTTTAATGGGTGATTTCCATAAAGCACAAAAATTAAAAAGTGATGTTGAGGGATATTATCTGGGTAGTCTTATTCAACACAGTTTCCGTGATGAGGGTACGACTCCCTCATTTAGATTGATTGATATACAAGAAAACAAAATAAGTACGAAACAAATCAATATTAACTGCCCAAAATTCCATACGATACAATTCATAGAAGGCAAACTTGAACCGAATCTTGATGTGATATCAAAGAATGGATACATAAGGGTTACAATAGTTGGAACACAATCGTATATTGATTCAAAGCCAACAAATAAATTAAAAGAACTAATAGAATTAAAATGTAAACCCAAAAAACTAATGATTTCAAATCCAACAGTTACATGCTCGGTACCAACACTAGAAACAGTTGCAGTATCAAGACTCATGAACAATGAAGAACTTATAGAAAAAATAATTTCAACAGACAATAATAAATTACCAACTAAACTTTTATATGATGTAGGGATCAAATACCTAAAAAGATCACAGCAATATAAATAGGAGGTAATCATGGGATTGTTTGAATCATGTATAACCATATTAACGGTTTTTGTCTTTATGCTTCTCGGTGTTATCATTGGGTATACAGTGGGGTACGACCGCGCCAAATTGGATGTTATGAATAAAAAATCATATGATATGGCAAATCCAACAAATGAACTCTAAATCTGAACTTAAAGCTGAAACTAGAAAGTGCCGTAATAAAAATTGCAAAACACCTATTTTTATGGAATGGGCACATTCAAGAAATCAGTTGTGTAGTTTTTGTAGGTGGGATATGGAAAAGAAACTCGCTAAAATACAAGGTAGAAAACCAGACTACCGCAATATAACGGGAGAATAAATATGTCTAGCACTAACCATAGGCAATGCCAGGTATGTGAACAATTGATTCCTTTAGATTCAAAGCATGTAAAAATTAAAAGTGGCCAAGTATACCATGAACTTTGTGCAAAAGAAATTGCTGAAGCTTATTTGACATTCACAATTAATACCTCAAAACTACCACCGCTATCTAGGAAAGCGCAAAAAAAACAGAAAGAAGAACCAGTAACCGAAATGAATAAGGCCGAACAAAATGATAATTAAGCAAATCATGGCCCATAACTTTGTTACTTATGAATCATTAAACCTACAATTCCCAGAGAAAGGAATTATCGGGATAGAAGGCAGGAATCTTGATAAACCAGTTTTAGACACAAACGCTTGCGGAAAAACGCTGATTTTAGATATGATATCGTATGCTCTATATGGCGAAGTGTTACGGAAAAAAGCTGCCAATGTAATAGGTCCTTTTGATGATAAAATGGTTCTATCAGTGGCATTTTTGATGGATGGTCCTAGTAGAACAATAATCATAAAGCGAGAACGTAAAGGAGCAAATGAATTAGTAAAGATTAAAATAGATGGTAAAGTCTATAATGGAAAACAGCGGAAAATGCAACCCATTATTGACAGACTTGTTGGAATTGAATGGTTGACATTTCAGAACTGTATCTTGTATGGAAATTCATTGGATAGCAATTTTATGTATGTAGGACACAGCAAGAGAATTGAAATTTTAGCTCAAATTGCTGGAATATTGCATCTCAGAGAAGCCAGGAAATTAATTAATCCAGATCTCAAAGAGGCCGAAAAAGAGGTTGAACATAGCAAAGGCAAGCTTGAAACAATACGCGAAGCTAGAGTTAGAACTAAACGATCCTTAAATGAATCGCAACAAAGACTTAAAAACATAGAGACCGAACAAGAAGATGCGAAAAAATTGCTTGCCAAATCATTGGTCAAAATTAAAAATGATTATGATAGCATAGATTCTAAAACTCTTGAAAAAGAAATCGTTGCAAATACTGAATTGATAAATAATATCAAAAAACAATCATTAATACATGAAAAAGAAAAAAACGAGATACTTTCTACTGACCCCAAAAAACAATTAGAGAATGCCATAAAAGAAAAGGCTCAAATAGAAACTTTGCAAAAAAAGAGAGTAGGCGAAATAGAAAAATTAAAAAAATCCGGTGAGTGTCCGCTATGCCTATCGAAAGTTAACGAGTTAATGGTGAATCAGTTATCAGACCAAATACCTAAACTCAATGGAAAAATAATTCATAATGAAACAACAGCAAGAAAATTAATTGATAGGGTAGAAGAACTTGATAAATTAATTTCAAAATCAAAAGATACAATAAAGCGTTTAATTGATGAGATTGCTGAAAAACAACTTCAAATAAAAAATAAATCTATCCTCATTTCGCAAATCGATTCAATTGAGAATCAACAAAAGGCTCAGAAAAATATTGTAGCAGAATCAGAACTAAGGTTGGAGCATACTCAACAAGAGTACGATGAAATATCGGATCAACTTCTTAAAGAGTTTTTTGGTAATAAAAGTAAACGGATCAATCGAGATGTACTTCAATATTGGAATGAGAAATTCAGCCCACGAGGGGCAGAAGCTGAATTAATCATAGATCTTGTAGGGAAATTGCAAGCATACGCCAATAATTATATTCACAAATTAACTGATGGCAGCATTTCAATTTATATCACGCCGCATCGAGAAAGTAAATCAGGAGCAGTAAAACAAGAATTATCAATCAACATAATAGAAAATGGAGAGGAAAAAGATTTTGATTTATACAGTGGTGGGCAAATAAATAGGATTGAAAAAGCCATAAGACTAGGATTAATGAAAATCTTAACGAGTGATGTTGGATTCAAACTATTCGATGAAATAGGAAAGGACTTATCGACTAAAGGATATGAAGAGGCCATTAAACTAATGAGAGAAATTTTTTATGAACAACAGATCTTTCTTGTAACAAATGATCGTGAAAGTAAGAAATTGTTTGATCACCATATAAGAGTTACACTTAGTGGTGGAAAATCTAAAATAGATCACTCTTGGGAAACTAAAAATGAAGAAAAAGAAATCACTTAACAAAGAAGAACGAGTAAATAGATTATTTGATAACATCAACAGTTTATCAAAAACTATAAAAAGTACAAAAAATATTGTAATGGGCATAGACCCTGGTAGAACAAGCCCAGGTTTAGCGTTTGCAACTATAAATGATGATAAAAATATAGAAAAATTTACTATAAATACCAAACTAAACGGATTCGGTAAAGTCATAGAAGTAGAATCATGGATGATGAATCACGTCTCGACATATCCACCCGCAATCGTTTTAATGGAAGATTATGCGTTTGATTCAGAATGGGGAAGAGAAAAAGCAGGCGAAATGGTTGGAGTAATTAAAAGGCGTTTATGGCTTCAAGAAATCCCTTTAATTTCTGTTGCTCCTCAATCACTAAAAGCATTTATAGGAGCAATGAAAAAAGAAGAAATAATGAAGGAAGTTCTTAAACGATATGGTATAGATACTTCAAAATCAGATGAGGCAGATGCAGTTGTTCTTGCGAAGATGGGAATTGGGATCAATAAAATAATACAATGTGGCATGACACTTGCAAACCAGGATGATAAGAAAGTATTTGAAAATGCTGCTTATAAATTTATTAATCTAACTCATAATGAGGCCAAAACTCTAATCAATATATTAATCATGAGAGGGGAAGAGGCTAATGAATTCGCCAGGGGCAAAGAAAAAGCTAGGAAGACCAAAGGGAAGTAAAAATAAACCCAAAAATGATGAAGAAGAAAACAATGGAAATGATGACCAAAACATATGTCCAGATTTAGAAACAATACTAGATAGTAATGATAATAAAGATAATACAATACAGTGGCAGAATGCAGCAAAAAAATCTGAGCAAACCATGAGAATGGCCCTTGCAGGATTTAAAAAACTTAGAGAAATGTTGAATGTTGCGATTATGGCGGCTGAACGGGCAAATACACCAGCCCAATGGTTTGATGCTATGACTGCAACGAAATCGATACCGCAATTGATTTTTTGTGATGATAAAACAGGATGGATGGATATAGGATATTGTAATTTTAATTGTAATAACAAATGCTACAAATTTAATTCAAAACGATGGATTTGCACTATTCTACATTGCACTCGTGAAAAAATTACTGCATGTGATGACAAAGATGATGTATGCCAAGCAGCAAATATTCTTCGAGGATTTGCTGATCGATATTTTATAATACATAATATTTTGATTAACGAGGGAAAAATTGGAAATTATAACAAATTATCAGATACTTTTAATTCAATGTCTAAAAGAAGAAATAAAAGCATATCTGACAATTCCTAAAACGCCCGAACAAAAGAAACTCAAGGAGATGGCAAGGTCATGGATTTTTGATGACAACTACCATTTTGATAATGAATTTTCTTGCATACGTATTTGTAATACTCTTGGTAAAAATATAAAAGCACTAAGATTAAATGTTCTATTTGCAGAACAAAAAGGATGGACGCTTGATGACTTGATGAAATTTAGTTTTACGGGAAAGGACCCAAAGGTGAAAGAAAATGGCCAAGACAGATAAGGTCAAATTAAGACAAGCAATAAAAAATCAAAAAGAAAGCCGAAACACTAGCATATCATTTGATAATAAATATCGACTGATTAGATCAAAAAACGGAAAGATTCGGGATATACTTTTTCTTTTTGGATCTTGGGTGGGGCATCGATTATCTGACATCATGCAAGATCCACAAGGGCAGAATTATATATTTAATTATATTTTGAATCCAGAAAATAATTTTCCCACCGATTTCAAAAGAGCAGTTTTTGATATCGCAAAAAGTTTGGAAGCTGAAGACGATCATATTTCTTCAAAAGAAGAAAACGATATTCCTTATTAACATGCTTAATAATTGGGTTAGATTATGTATTTCTTTACATCAGATGAACATTATAATCATAAAAATATAATTAAATATACCAATAGGCCATTCAAAACTATTGAAGAAATGAATGGCACACTTATTGCAAACCATAATGAAGTCGTCAAAGATGAAGATTTCGTTATTCATGCTGGTGATTTTGCTTTTGGGGATGCTGAGCAAATAATCGATCAACTAAAAGGATATCATATTTTCTTACGAGGAAGCCACGATAAATGGTTATCAAACATAGCACCCTATATATGGGAAAGAAAAATTCAAGACGAATATGTTGTCGTTTGCCATTATGCCATGAGAGTTTGGCCTAGATCACATTATAATAGTTGGCAATGTTTTGGACATAGCCATGGTAAATTAGAACCAATTGGAAAACAATGGGATATCGGAGTAGACAATAATAATTTTTATCCTATCAGTTTTACGCAATTAAAAAAAATAATGGAAGAAAGACCAAATAATCCCAACCTAGTTTTGAAACTCATTACGGAGAAAGTGAAATGAGCGAACTAGGCAAATTCCTAAAGTCCAGGAAGATGTGCGCCACGGATACGGCGCAATTTGCATACTTGAAGCGATTAACCGATGAGCTTGACTGCCTCAAGAAGACGAGCAGTACGGCGATTTTCCAGCAGGCCGTCTTTGCTTTCTGTCAGGCAGTTTCAGCGTTAGCTAGGATAGAAGCAATGAAGACAGAAAACCGTGCATGCGTCGCAAAAGGTTATGCGGAGTCGTATGACTCTGAGGCGTTTTTTGAGGTTTCTGCCTTAGTGCTGAAGGGGGTGAAACATGAGTAACGCTTTACTTATTTACCTCCAGTATCAGATACATCAAAGCAAAGATGCAACACACGCTAAACACCTTGAAGAGCTACTAAGGTCCGTCGAAAAAGTACTGATGGAATTGACTGAAGTAAAAGCAGAGAACACTAAATTGCACAGGATATTCCATACTATGCAAGCAGCTTATCAATACGTATACCCAGAACCAAAGGCGTCGAAGCAAAACAGGAGAGAAAAGAAGGGGAAAAAGTGAAATGAGCGATCCAATACTTGCCTATCTGGTGGCGAAGGGATGCCGCAGTTATTGTAGCAGTATACAAAGCGGTGAGTTCTGTGATTGTGGAAGAGAAGACGCTCTCGCTCTCTATCAATCCATCTCGGTTCGGTTGAGGAAGGCAGAGGAAGAATTGGCCCAGGAACGTCAAGAAGCGGCTTTATTGCAGAAGGAACTGTCGCGCAAATGTGGATGCTTCTTCAATGCCGAGGGGGATTGTATTAGCCGTTGTGCATACCATAAGCGGATTGAGGTCAAAATAAGTTCGAGCATACAACTCCAGGAGGAACTGACTGAGGTGAAGGCTGCGCGTGACAGCTACAAAGCTGACGCTGAATACCTGCGAAAGTGGCGACAGATCAAAGGACGCAATCCCGGAATTCCATGCGCCTGTGAGTTTGGGCAGGACGGGGAGACACCGATAGTGTGGTGTTCGGTTCATGCTAAGATGAGAGATGCGTTGAAGTTCTACGCAGAACAGGTGCCGAAGATGCGTATGTTCTACAATCCACCGACAGCATTCCATCATTCCAGTGATGAGAGTTTTGATGCACACATAGAACTGGAAAGGGACAAGGGCAAGCGGGCCAGAGATGCTTTGGCCTTGGAAGGGAGGGATTAAGACGATGAACACCCCTGAACCTTGTTGCAGATGCAAATGGCTGTACGTCAATTGTTTATACAAGAACGATCCATCTTATCAAGCCGAATGCACAAAGGGCCACTCACTTGGGCCTTGTGAAAGTTTCAAGTTGTACGATGGAAAATCCCCCTTTTTGGATACCTGCAAAGGGAGGGAGTAAGACAATGCCTAGAATCAAAATTTCGCTTAACGTTAATTTGATTTTGCTGTGCAGTAAGTGTGGAAATTTACTACCCGGCACGGTAAGCGAAAGCAGATCTGGTGGCCCTCCTTATTGGATATCAGTTGATATGTGCCAAGAATGCTTAACTATTGCCAAAAAAGAAGGATACGCAGAAGGAGTTTATGATGCCTGAAGTCACAGTTGATCTGGACGTTTATTGCGGGACGTGTGGCACACCACTATGCCATCAAACAAACAGCGCCAAGATCAGAGGACGATGCAGTATTTATGTCGCTGTTTGTGGGGAATGCGTGGATGCGGCGAAAGACAGAGGGTACACAGAAGGATACAATAAGGGTTGCCTAGACAGTCAGGAGGCATGAGCCATGATTGACTATTCCAAACCGATCTTATGTCTGGACTTCGACGGTGTCATTCATAGTTACACAAGCGGTTGGAAGGGGGCCAGAAACATTCCAGACATGCCCGTCGCAGGAGCCCTGGAATTTCTGTGCAAAGCAACAGACGAGTTTGACGTTCACATCTTTTCAAGCAGGTCCCGGTACTTTGGCGGAAGGAGGGCAATGAAGAGGTGGTTGAGAGATAGGTACACTGAACTAGCTTTTGGGCCAACAGAAATACCCGCTTGGTTATTGTCTTATATCGGAAGAACAGCATTCGCTGATCCTTGGGATTATGAAGTTGGGTGGGCAGTGAAGAAACTGATTAGCAAGATCAAATTTCCACTCGAAAAACCCGCCGCACTGGTTACGATAGATGATAGGGCCATTTGTTTCGATGGAACATTCCCATCGTTTAACACAATCAAGGCTTTCAGGCCATGGAACAGGAGAAGCCAGCCATGACTAACTATTCAAAACTCACTGATGCGGAATTGAACGAAAAGGCGGCTAGTCTTTGCGGGTGGAAAGACGATCCAGCATGCGAGGGCAAGCCCTTTGAGTTTATGTTAGGTCCAGATGGAAAGCCTGGATTTAGACCTGACTACTGCAAGCTGGAGAACCTTGGGTTGTGTGTGAGAGACTTTCTACCTGTGCTTAAAGAGAAAATATGGCACAGGGGCAAAGACGCCTTCGACGTTGTGTTGCATGTCGGACATGATTGGCACAGAATTACTGTTACCGATGCAAAATGTAACACATCATATGGGGATTTCAGTAAAAACCTAGCACGAATATCTACTGAGTTATTCTGCAAGGCGATGGAGGGCGATGATGACCGACTATTCCAAACTTACCGATGATCAGTTGAACACGCTCGCTGCGAAGCATTGTGGGTGGACTGACATCGAATTTGAACAAGAATTTATAGAGGGATGGTTCGGGATACCTCCTAATGCGTCTGAGTCGAGACTCATTCCAGACTATTGCAAACTGGAAAGGCTCGGAAGGTGTATAAGGGACTTTCTCCCTGTCTTGGAAAAGAAAAAATGGTGCAAAGTGTTGTTTGATATTGGACACGACAATTATTGCAGGGTCATTATCGTCCACGTAAAGGACGAGATAGTACACGGTGACCTCAATGATAACCTTGCACGAACCTTCACGGAGCTATTTTGCAAGGCAATGGAGGAGGAATAATATGGAAGACAAAAGTGTGCGTGCTTTTCAACAGGCCGTGCTTGTGTTCAGCCAAGCCATTGCAGCACTGGCTGAAATGGAGGCCATGGAAGCTGAAAACAATGCTTGCCGGGACAAGGGTTGCGCGGGCGCGTACGGTGCCGCTGCCTTCTTTGCGGTTCCTGAGAGATTCGGGCTTGACCGGAACAGTGTACTGAAAACATTGAGGTCAATGGAGAGGGAATAAAGTGCCTAAGTTCCGGATGACCAAAGCGGAGGCCCAACTGATAGTAGACGCAATAGTGGTATGGGAAAACGGACAGAATGAGGAAGGAATAGAAGCTGGTTGTATTGACGCATGTCCTCTATGCAGCAAGTATTTTTATAGTATGTGCGCCGAATGCCCAGTTGCTAGGTACACAGGAGAACTTAATTGTAATGGAACCCCTCATCCATTTCAGTTCGGGAGGGACGAGGACATCCGCATGATACAGATAATTGCTTTTGGTCTCAAGATGCTTGACGATGCTGGATATGAGATTGTGGAGGAATAACATGCCGATTTATATGGACTTCAGAATGCCCTGTAGTTGTCCTTGCTATTACCTCCAGCGTGCCAAGGTTCCGCATAAGTGTCCCGTCTGTGACGGAACCGGACTCGTGAGTAAGCCACCTGGCATTGCAGGGGATCAACCTACTTGGTCGCGTAACGATGCGAGTCCGTATCCCTGCAAAGCCTGTGACGGCACTGGAATATTGAGGAATAACATGTCGATTTGTATTGACTTTAGAGTCCATCGTGATTGCCCTCTATATCATTATACATATAGGAAGGATGCCAAAACTCCCCACAAGTGCCCAGTATGTGATGGAACTGGTCTTGTCAGCAAGCCACCTGGCATTGCAGGAGATCAGCCTACTTGGTCGAGTAACGATGCGAGTCCGTATCCCTGCAAAGCCTGTGACGGCACTGGAATATTGTGGGGCTAACGTGACCCCGTGGTTTCAGGAAGGCTGCATCACGATCTACAACGCAGATGTCATGGACGCCCTGCGCGGCATCGAGAGCGAATCCATCCAGTGTGTAGTGACTAGCCCGCCCTACTGGGGCCTACGTGATTACGGCGTTGATGGGCAGATCGGTCTAGAGGCGACGCCAGATAAGTATGTCACAACGATGGTTACCGTTTTTCACGAGGTATGGAGGGTGCTCAAGGATGACGGGACGCTCTGGCTCAACATGGGGGACTGCTACGCAACGAGGGTTGGTAAGGGTGGTATGCATAACAAAAACAACGCCGGAAAACAGGCATATCGGATAATCGACGGAGGATTCATCCAACCGAACAGGTTGCCCATTCCCGGTTTCAAGCCGAAAGACCTTGTGGGTATGCCTTGGCGCATGGCCTTCGCCCTGCAAGCCGATGGGTGGTATCTGCGATCCGACATCATTTGGGCAAAGCCGAATCCCATGCCCGAGAGTGTTAAAGACCGGCCGACCAAGGCGCACGAGTATCTGTTCCTGCTGACGAAGCAGGAGAGGTATTTCTACGACCAGGAGGCCATCATGGAACCCGGTGTCGCCCGTAATCATCATGATGCAACAGGACTAGGCTATTGCGCTCCTGGGCAGACGCCACAGCGCGGGAATCGAATGGCAAAGAAGGAGCAATGTTCCGGGATGAGGAATGTCCGCTCCGTTTGGACAATCGCACCGCAAGCGTTTTCAGGGGCACATTTTGCCACCTTTCCAGAGGCCCTTGTGGTGCCATGCGTGAAGGCCGGCAGCCGAGAGGGGGACACGGTGCTCGACCCGTTTGCCGGATCAGGAACAGTCGGCCTTGTGGCCATGAAATTGGGCAGGAAGGCCATCCTGATAGATCTAAATGAAGCGTATTGCAAGCTCATGATAGAACGTATCGGCCAGCCCAATTTGCTGTGCACCACGGAGAAAAACAAGCCGTGAAAAGAGAAGAAGCAAGACAATTGTACCTACCTGGGAGGCGTATGATCAGATACGGCGATGAAGATAATCTCATCCCATCCTGGCTCATCGTCCGACATTTCCGCAACAAACAAACGGGCAATCCCGCCAGAAATGCGAAGAAGAAAGGAGGGAAATTCAAAAATAGTATAGCTAGAAAATTAAATAACAAATAAAGGAGGGCATAATGAAAAAGATTATCATGATTGTGATTGCATTGTTTATGTTTGTTCCTCTTCTTGTAGCTCAAGAAGCATTGGTCTGGAATCCCAAGGGCCTTACTTGGGACCACAACACCGAAACAGATCTTGCTGGCTATTTTATTTATGAATCATCGACCCCTGGTGACCCTGAACATGGGACGTATTTTATTTCAATACCAGCCGGCACAAATGTTTTTGAATTTCCAACAAATCAAAATTATGCAGAAGGAATTTTTTACTGGGTTACTACTGCATATGACGTAGCAGGAAATGAGAGTGGATTTTCTAATCAAGTGACAGCCGGATTTGATCATGTACCGCCTGCTCCACCTGTTGGTTGCAAGGCATACAAGTAAAGCAAAAAAGGGGGCGAAAGCCCCCTATTTGGAGAATTAAAATGGAAAAAGGGAAATTTATCGAGATTTTCAAAGAATACCTTACATCCTTTTTAGATTCTCAAGGATATAAGAATTTTATTGCAGGCAGCAAACGATTTGGATACGATTCAGAAACATCTGATTTAGATATCATAGTCTATGCTGAAAACAATTATAAACATGATTCTCTTCTATCTTTTTTTATAGAAAATGGATTTATTCGAGCAGGATCATCATACGGAGAAAACGTATCTTCAGTATGGTCTCTTGGAAATAAAATTCACATCAATGTTTTTAATAATGAAAAAGAATACGAAAATCTTCGTGAAGAACATCTTGCTGTTGAGAAAGTTCTCAAAAAAAACCCAATACTAATAAAGTTTATCAAAGAAATTAAGCTATATGCCCCTATAAAGGGCTCGTTTATATATCGCTCGTTGATTAATTGTTTTTCAGACGAAGAAATCAAAATATCAGCAGAAAACTCGGAAAAGACGAATAAAAAGAAAACCATTTCAATAAAGGAATTTGTAGATGCTTGAACTAATTAAAAATCCACATGAAGGTCAATTATACATTGACGATGAAGGGAAAAGATGGTTTTATATACATAGTAACTGGAAAGAAATCAAATATTCTACAGTAACAAGTGGTGGAACAATGGCAATGAATGGAACGGATATAGGTCAACCATTCATGAAACCAAGGAAACGGGCAATACCAATCATGGATTTTTTGGGGGGTACAAAATGCGAGGGACAATCACAAAACGATTAAGAAGGCAAGCGCATGAAGAAACAAAAGGAACCTATGCAAAAAACAGAATTGAGTACTACACCCAAAAGGGTGAAAAATTCATCGTGGTCGATTGCTTTAGAGGGAGATATCAAGCCCTTAAACAACTCTACAAAATTGCAAAGCATATCTATCCAAGCAAAAAAATGCCCAAGCTGCGAATCATGCCTGTACCAAAACAAAATCGGGGATCTCAAGGGGTGGGCTTGTCCGATATGCGGGAATTTCTGGATATTTTACAATAATGATTATTAAAGATATATCAAGGTAAAATCAGAACTTAACCAGTTATGTGAAATAATAGATAAGAATGCCCCTCTAGCTCACAAAAAGTAGGGAAAAATCGTAGTTTTCAATCAAGGCAACCTTCGCCCCCCCAGAAAAAACCCCTTAAAATCGATTTTTAAGGGGTTTTTCTTAAAAATGCTTATAAATCAATAACTTAATCAGGTACGGCGGCCTTTTTAATGAAATATGTACTTCCTGGCGGCACTGCATTTTTAAGCGCCTCAATGTCAGCATAAGTTGGGTCATCAACCTGCCATGCCTTTATAATCTGGATCGCGGCAGGTACACCATATTTAGCCAGGAGTTCAATAATCATTTGAGCAAATGCTAATTCTTGCATAATCGATTCTCCTTATTTACCTGTTGACTGTTGGAGATATTTAGTTACGATATTACTAATTTCGGTTGCTAATTTGGATAATTCAACTAACGCAATTTCGATTTGTTCTTGAAGAGGTTTTTTAGCAACTTCATCTTTATCTAAGGCATCGTACATTTTCAAAAGTTCACATAGCATTTGATGTATTGCACGATATTTATCGTGAATAATGATAATGTCATCTTTTTGCTGTTCATTTATAATATCCTGAGTATATAAATCACCAGCAATCTTCATTGCAGTATCTACCGCAATTCTGGTTGAATCAAGAGTAGAATATGCATTTTTTTTGAAATTAGCACATCCAACCATCAACCCTACGACCATTAGAATAATCACTACATTACTTGGCTGTCTTTTCATAATTATCCTCCTTTATTTTGTAATAATGCAAATCCCTTTATAGATCTTTATTGATCGACAAGAATAAATACCAAGCAGCAATTCTTCGACTATCTCCTTTATCATTATGGTTGCCGGAACACCATCCTTTATATAAAACCCATTTTCATACCTATTGGTTTGTGTGCCAAGATCTTCAATTACATAGCCTATTTTGGTGTAAGGATATAATAATCTGAATGATGTTTTAATATCATTGCTGAAATGCGAACCATCATCAATCACTATATCAGGATAGCCGTTTGTATTTAATATTTTATCGATAAATTCTTTATTGGTTGCATCCCCAATTTGGATCTTTATTCTATCCTCTTCAAAATAACAATGCCCATGAAGTTCTAGGCCAATTATCAAAGCATTTGGAAAATATTCCTTAAAGGCCCTTACACTCCCACCACGATTAACACCTATTTCAAATACTGATTTGATCTCATTTCGAAGGTGGCAAAACGATTCATCGTAAGCGATACCATAACCAGCCTGCGATTTATCAGTATCATATCTTGAAAAAATTTCGTTAAAATTGTCCATAATATTTATAATTATAGCAAATTAACCAATTCCTTTAAATTTTTATCATCTGGAAATGCATCAAGATACTGTCTCGGACTACCCTTACTGGATGATCTCCATTGAAGATTTGAATTAAATAAGTCCAAAATTTTGGTAACAGATCCTTGTTCTAGTATTTTTCCATACTCACCTAATGATTCCATATAGATATTGTAACCTTTACTTCTATCTTTATCTTGATCCATTTCCCATTTATGATTTTGCTTTTCACTAAGACTATCAAAAATTTTATTCCATGCTCTGACCATGTTGCCAGAATCATATAACTTTGTTACATGATCTTTGATTAGATTTACAATGCTTTCTCGTTTATGTCTATCTCGATATAGAAGCTTGATATTGTGAATATATTCTTCTTCATCATGACAAATAAATTTTACAAGACTTTGAAAAAGAATATATTCCTCTGCTGGATTTTTCATAACAATGGGGATGATTCCTGCTGCAATCGCTTCACCAAGGACCTGTTCACAAGTACCAAAATGGTCAGGATTTAGTGGATAACCAAATACATCAATTATTGCCAAATACGGTCTGACATCATCAATTACACCAGTAAACACAAACTTAGATTCAAGCCCTCTCTCTTTTACTTGTTGTTTGATTTTTTGTAAATCACACCCTCCACCACACATGATAAATTTTACATCAGGAATATCTATTTTACTGCAAAAATCGATGAAATTCGGGTGCAGCTTTGAATAATCAAGAGTACCAACAAACCCAATGTTAAACCCTTCATGAGGAATGGGTTTTACATCTAGATACTTGTCTATATTTCCGGTCGTCCATATGTGCCCAAGTTTGTTGTTATCTTTCAAATTTCTTATATTATCTGCTTTATAGCTTATAGGAGAAGAAAAAATCAATCGATCACAAAAATCAATCAATTTCTTTGGAAATACATATGGAGCACGAAGTCCTGATACATGTGACCATATGCACATTCTACATTTTGGCAAATCAGGATAAAGCAAATATTCAAATAAATAAGGATGATTCCAATAATGAACTACAACAATATCTGATTCATCCATACCTTTAAAAAGTTCTTCTTTATTATTTCTAAGATTTTCTTTTACCAATTCTTTATCATAAGAACTGTAATAATTATTATTCAAACAAAAAATTTTATGCTTGTTAATTTTATCGGTGTCAATCCAATTCATAAGAACTGACCCAATTCCACCACCTAAATGCACGGTCACATGAGCTACTTTATAAATCAATAAACTCTCTCTTGAATCCGTCATTTCTCAATGAAATTTTTATTTTATCAGAATGAGCAACAGCAGTTATCATAATAGGGTCATTAGATGTTTTTAGTGCATTTCTACTATTTATTTTTTTACCTTTAATTTTCATATATTTTTGTTTATAAGGAGTATCATCAAACAACGATATGATAGCACAATTTTTAAGATTAGTATTTTCATACAGATAAAGAAATTCTCTTGAAATACCAAATACATCAAACTGGAGTTCAGATAATGCCAATGAGTTGATGATTTTTTTCTTCTTTTCTAATTCTAACTTACTATGATTAATATAATCGTGCATTTTATATCTAAGATTAAAACTTTTAGTAAGTAAACTATTATATTTCCCATTGCGTTTGAATAATATTGTAAGATTTGGGAGTAGGGTTTTTTCACTTGTCATATTTGAATATGTAGTGATCGCATCTACAACGGAAAAACCATTATTAACAGCAATCAATGTAAGATGTTCCATATCGAAATGCTGTATATGTTCCCTCATTAAAAACCAGTAAAAATCAAAAAAGAACGTATTGGCATATAGCATGGCATCCGGGACACTAATACATAATAAACCATCAGGAGCCAATATTCTTTTAGCCTCTTTAAAAAATATATTCGGATCAAATAAATGTTCAAGAACCTGATCTGCAAATACGATATTGAAGGTTTCATTATCAAATGAAGTCTTTTCAGCTAAACCAAAAGAAATATTTTTAGATCCTAACTTGAGCGCAATGTCTACATAATGTTTTGAGCAGTCAATTCCATAAAGATTGTTGTATCCACGTTGATTCAAAAATCTCAAAAAACCTCCAGTTGCGCATCCAATATCTAAAATTTTATCATTAATTGATATATATCGATTTATAAAATCAAATAGTGAAGAATACCTTGCTAAGGAATTCATATTTGAACTACCCGGCAAATCGCCAGTATGATTTGGTGATTCAATATTGTTGATTGAATATTCACCATCGTAGTAACTCAGAATATTCTGGTAATCATTATAGCTTAAAGCATTCATCACATGTCCGCAATTGCAGCACATCACAATGGTAGCCGGATCATAAAGGAGTGATTCATCGAAATTACCACATCTCAATCTGATCAAAGGTTCAAAAGAAACATCTAAACAAATTGGGCATTTCAGGTCTTGATTTTCCATAAAAGATCCTCGGCTATATGATCTATATTTATTGGTTCACCAGCCTTGAGTTGATCACAATTTTTACAAATATCAATATTTTGCCTGTCCTTCATTAGCATTTGTACACGAAGATTTTGTATTGGGTGATCGTTCCATATCTTGTTTAATGGTTTTTGGAAGATATTTCCAACAACAATTTTTCTATTCCAATCCAAAAAACAAGCACTAACTTCACCATCAAATTGAACACAAAATGAATAAAAGATATATGGACAAACTTCAACATAAGTAATTGGATCACCATATACTCCAACTTCTTCATTTTTTTTGATACCTTCCATTGTCGTATCGTACCAACAATTCATTACATGTTCTATAGCGCATCCATCGCTTATAGGCATAAATATTTCTACGAATCGCCATTGTTCTTCTTCAGAAATCAGATCTCCATTAATTTTAACAAAGACAATGCAATTTCCTCGATTGTGATATAGGTCTGCAATATTATCAACATATCTTCCGAAGTCAACTCTTCCTCCAGCAAATTGATGATATTGTTCAGATGTTACTCCAATTACAGAAATATTGATACGATCCAATCCAGCCCTTATTAACTCACGATTCAATTTTGTAGTCAATAGACTACCATTCGTAGTCGTATCAATATCACATGCTACGCCCCTATCTTTTGCTAAGCTAATCATATCTACAAAACTTGGGTTTAGCAGTGGTTCTCCAAAAGCATATAGTCTTAGCGTTTTTAATTGCGATGGAAATTGCAATATTTGCGAGATTGTTTTATTATAAACTGACCATGGCATTATTCCCTGTTTTTCCATTTTGTGTTCATGATGAAAGCAATATTTGCATCTGAAATTGCACGAAGAGGCAGGATCTACATTTATAACAAATGGAGTATCCAATGGCAACACTTTTTCTAACGGTTCCCTATTATCTCTTGTTCTTTTCATATGATTTCCGGTAATTTCCAGTGCGACTTAATGAATTTACTTTCGTCTGTAAATCTTCCAGGCTGTAAGTAATTTGAAAATACAAAACTGTTAGGCAAATAAGCGATTCTCCCATTATTGCCATAAAGCAATTCAACAGCGAATTCTCCATCACAAACAGATTTATCAACTTTAAACCTTGTCTTTTTAAATACTGAACCTTTGATTATAAATTGGCCGAGTCCTATAGTGCCAATTCTAACATCATTTTTAGATTTCACATAAAAAACTCCAGGCAAGTGTGGAGTCGATCCATCACTAGGGATTGAATCGCCCCTATAAGACGAAAAAAATATAACATCTGCTGTTTGATTCCTAATAATATCAAAGAATCCAGGTTCAAAAACCGTTTCGTCACAAACAAATGCATAATAATCATTGTCATAAATTGATTGGTTATCTGCAAAATCATTGAATTTTCTAAAGCATTGTTCGCCTGTATTTAATTCTTTTACCCTAATGTTATGAACCCAAGAAACACCAAAATCAATATCTTCTTTTGGCGCCACAATAGGATAGTATTCAATTTTTTCAGGTTCAAAATATTTAACTAAAGTTTTTGCCAAATTTACGCGATAAAATGGGCAAAGAATATGCAGGATCATTTATTGATATCCCTATCGTCTATTGTAAATATTTTTATGATAAACATATGTAGTCGGTATCATAAAATGAGTCAATCCAATTTTATCTCTTACAGAATAACACCATTCAGAATCAACACCATAATGACTAGTTTGAATACCAAGAGGTATCGCCTCAACCAATGATCTCCAAGTCAAACAACAACCAAACGTATTATAGCAACATTCAACAGGTTCTTTTGGTAGTTTACTACTGCCAAAAGGTTCGTGCAAAAAATCATGATATGATTCTCTCCAATTCTCTATTTTCTTACCGGCCCAGTAAACAGTTTTATTCTCTTTACTATGGTACATCATAGGAGTAACTGAAGCAGTAGTATTGCATCTTTCTTTCAACTCCTTAACAAGAATCGTTAACCAATCATTGCACTCAACTGGAATTTCAATATCATCATTCATCCAGCAAATGAATTGGCCAGTCGATTCAGGAAAAACCTTAACCACATTCCTAACTTGCGCTCTTTCTTTATGCAAAAAGAGTTTGATCTTTCCGTCATCGGCCATTTTTTTAAGATATGATTCAAGTTCTGGTACTCCACTTGCATCATCGGTAACAATGATTTCATAATCTGGATATATGGTATAGGATATAATAGATTCCAAACATGCTTTAATATAAACTAGCTGTTTGTATGTTGGTATGATTATACTTACCCTACCCATCACTCCAGAATCAAGATCCGGTTTCTTCTCCATGCTCATCTATTCCTTTCCTGCTATTATAGCTCTTACCATATTTTGATTCTTTCCGCAGGATTACCTTGATTCCGGTATCCTCTTCAATTTTTGATCTCATAGAATCTACATAAGATGCCGATTTGTTACCAAAAAGATTGAGCATGATTTCTTTACATCCGAGGCTTGCCAATTCTTTATATAAATCTATGTTTACATTTTGAATATTATCATTAAAGCCAAATGTGAAATTCTTTTCATGCATTAATTTTGCTAGCGTGACTGCTCTTTGTTTATCAAAACAAAATGCCTCATCACCAAAGAAAAATGATTTAACACCATAGGCATGGTTAATTGCCTCTGTTTCATTCATAATTCTTGATGTTGTAAAAACTTTGTGGCCAGCACACATCCAAGTTGGTCTGTAAGGACTACCTCTGCTCCCCAAAATCATAATAGCTTTCCGTCCATCAAGTTTTCGATAATATCCGTTCACATCCACAAGATGCCTGCTTGGTAGAGGGAGACGATTAATGTCTTTTACATCAACCTTGTATACTTTGCCCATTTCACTACGAGAATTAATATAATCGTTCATGAATGTTTTAATGGCTGTTTCTGGTTCACCACGTATCACCACGTTAAACCCATCGTCATTTATGAACTTAATAATATTTTTAGATGGACCACTACCACAGGCAACCATAGTGGCTGATGGATTAATTGCCTTACACTGCGATACTATTTTCTTTGTAAGGCCATATTTATCATTGTCTATGTATATAACATAGACTACGCAATGGCCAAAGCACCATTGGCTTTTATCTAGCCCATTTAAATCGTTAATTCTAACCTTGAATCCTTGTTCTTCCAGAACAGGAGCAAGTTGAAGTAAAAATAAAGGAGGGTCAAGTCTTCGATGATAAACATTAGCAAAAGGCATATTTATTAATTCTATTCTCATAGCATACTCTCCTTACACATAAAATGTTCGTCTAGTTCTACTGCTTCGAGGTCTTTTCCCTAGAATTTTTGCCGTTTCTCGATTACCGCTAACCATACTGACATTTACAATATCGCCAATGCCTATGGACGAATCACCAGAAATATCTAATGCTTTCTTTTTAATTGCACCACTTCCTAATCTGATATCATATGTCCCGTCAATATTTATTGCAGTGACAGTAGCATCTGCAATATTATCTATTTGGGTTTGTTTTGCAATCGATTTTATAAGTTTCTTCATATTTCTTCACCTGGCACGTAAGTCTCTACACTTATTGTAGACCATATCCCTCCAGCAGTAATCTTTATATTATGCTCCACAATTTGATGTTTTGCATCTATTCCTAAATTTCCTTCTACTACTTCCACAATATTTGCAATGTAACAATCATCTTTATATGGAACCAAAATACTTTTCTTATGAACCTTATACCAATTTTCATCAATAAAATGTTTACCACGCTGGACAGCAATCGGTATAGTCGTGATTAATGGGTCATTAATCGATGGCGCTTCTTTGTCGCCGCTTCCTCTTATGCAAATAATTTCTATCATTACTTTCTCTCAACCATATTAGAAGGTAAGTTTAGTGTTTTGCCACATTGCAGACACACACCTTTATACACGTTTTTACCTCCAGCCCCACAACACCCCTTGATAAGGGTAACTTGACTACCACATCTCAAACATTTAGCAATTGCAGGAGTGGTCTCATTGTCTATCTTCCCAACTATTTTTTCAATATGAGTATTTTGACTATGTTGAACTGATTGGGCAAATTTAGCATCTTCGCCATGATCTTGATCTGGTTTTGTTTTAATAATTTTCCTTGGAGCCCGCATCATAAAGCCAATAACCATTTGTTGCATAGACTCCAACCAACCACTTATTTCAGTTTTTAGTGTTGGTTCATTCATCCCAATCTTTGGGAAAAAATCAGGATCTTTTACTTCAATATTAATGTTGGTTAGTAAATTTTTTTCATCATCAATACAAAATACAATCCTTACTTCATTTCTGTCAAAATACTTTTCCATTTATTCCTCCTTACATTGATGGGTCATACACAACTACATCATGGCCTTTTGGTTCAAAAAAACTACTTTCATATGATCTGCTCCATGATGGTGAACCACCATGGACGATTTCATTGCCGCCTACTTCTGTTAGTTTTGAAAATGCATAAAATCTAAATGAATAGTCAAATGTACCATCACGTACAACTCTAATTATCCACCCGCCTCCACTTGGATGTATTAACATAGACCACATACGGTCATATCCAAGATCCTCATCATCATAGCCAAGATCTTCATCAGCAACCATTTCAGCAGTGATCGGGTCATAACAATTGGGATTTGTTTGACCTTCTTGGCATCTAACCTCATGTATTGTGTCGGTAAATGCAGTTGTATAACTTCTAAATAACGGTGCATTTAGAGTAGTTCTGCCCCATACAAGAGCCATTTCGGGCATAGCAAGAAGAAATGCATATCGTGGTGTTATATCCTGATTACTTGGGTAGGTCATGGAAAATCCTCTTGTTTTCAAATCACCACTTTCAGGGTCACTATCATCTTCGCAATTACCGCGTTGCCAAGAATGATATTTTCTATAAAAATATGATTCTTCACTCAATGGTATTACAACATCATATGATACACTCCAAGATGGATCACAAGAAGGGCATTCACCACCTAGGGGAGCAAGGCATATTCTGTCTTCTGAGGCTGCACCACCGGCTTTTTGAGACCAATATATCAATTCAAGATATGGTAATTCATCATGATAATCACCGAGTAAGTTATGAAGATAATCACATGTAAAGGCAGTTGGATTAGCTCTAACAAGTTGTGCTTGGATTTGTTGCCCAACAACATTATAACAATTACCGACACCATATTGTGAAATTCCCCAATCACCTTCGTAAATATGTTCAATTGGTGGTATCATTGCAGGATAATTATAGCCACTTAATGTATACGAAAGTCTAGATCTGGCCTTATAGCATCTATCTACTTGAGTAACATCAAAATATTGCGTTTCATCATATTGATGAAATACACCACCTTCTTGAGTTACACCTGTATTCAAAAACGTAAGAGATACTGGGTGATCCCAGGTGTACGATCTCGTGCGATTGCTTCCTGGCATTACCATTGTATGGGCCGTTCTTCTACCTGTCGCAAAAATAATAGGTTCAGTTCCCTGTTCGCTACTAAGCCATATCCTTTCCGGTGTAAACCCTTGAACACAATCCCCACAACATGTACCGCCACAACTACCTGTACTTTGACTAGAAAGATCGTCAATATAGGTATACTCTCTTGGTGAAGGCAAATCAGCATAAACAGTATATGACCAATAATAATTAGTAGAGCAAGTAAAACAACCGTTTCTGGCCCCATCACTACCGCACTGACAAAGCCAGCCTGGGCACCATGGATTATTCCTTAATTTATCGGCGTCGCTACAACCACCTTGGCATCCTGTTTGACCAACAATCCCCCAATAATCTTCTAGTTCTAATTCAAGCGTTACCGGATCTACCACATAAGTCAAAACTAAATGAGTGTATCTCATTTCGTCATCTTCTTCTGCATACGGAGATATTTGCCGGTCAACCAAAACTCCTATTCTATATACGTTATTTTCTGCAAACTTTACATCCAAAATACGTCCATATGTCGAAGGATAGTCATCGAGGTTCTGATATGCTATAGATATATCATTTAGTATAATTCTGTAATTTCTAGGAGGGTCAATTGGTGTACCATCCGTCTCCCATTTGGATACTATAATTGGATCACCATTGATCCAAGCTTCTAGTGTGTATGCTCTTAAATCGGGTGACGGATAAGCAGTATATATCAATAAACCATGCATTAAACATCTTCGCGCACCATCTGGAAATCCAATTACGCAGTGAGGTTCACCAAGATAATCATCCCATTCGATTTCAACTGTATCGCCAACCGAATAAGGGATGCTTGGATCATCAGGAACCCAACCACTCTGGCAATTATATCTCCAATCAACTCCATCCCAATCAACTCCATCTACATTGATATCAATACTATTCTCATTGATGGCGAGAATTGTAGCATGTTTAAATGACATTCTTTCAACATAGTTAGAGAAAGCACTATACGTACCCATAGAAACCCTCCAAAACTTCATACGCAGATATTATTAATGCGTCTTCATCTCGTTGGGTGTTGCCAGAATTAAATCTAACATATGCAGGACCACCAATTTGGTTTGGTCTATCGATTATAGGATCACCACCAGGATAACTTTTTTGATCTTTTAAAATCATTACTGAATCACCAACGGACCATGGATAATAATCAACTGAAAGCATATTTAATTGAATAGTTAATGGGTAGTCGTCCACTATATTCGAATACAAACTCACTTGGTATCTAGGAGGAATTTCATTATAGACTTGAGTTATTACCCCACTTGTAAGAGCAGGCGTTTCGTATAGCGAATATCCAATAGGGACTGGCTGTGTCACACCACCACATGATGTATTTCTAAAATATCCATCAACACGATACATCATGCCTGGGATAATTTTCCCTATATCCCAAAATTCTTCAGTTCCTGGCGGGTGCTTTCCTTCACCACCAATTCCACATCCACGGCAATAATCAGCATTTCTATCATCACCATCGGGGTAAAGAACAATATCAGGATCACTATTTTTAGTATGAATATACTTCATTATTGTGTTCCAGCTTTCTCCCCAGACAGTCTTTGCTTTTAATTCTATTTTTTCAAGAATACATTTGTTTGGGTTATCCCATTTAACTACTACACGGTCTTGGTCAAGACCAATCCATTGTATTGTTGTATCATAATTACAACCACAGGTTTCACCAATAGGGCATAATTTGACAACTGTTTTTTGCCCAGAAGTACAAATTGATCCAACTGGACAAATAGGGACCACAACAAATGTCATCCCTATTTCGTCAATTCTTTGTGATTTAATGCTTTGACCGCTGGTATATTCTAGTGAATTATCAGATATTTCGTTCGGGCATATTTCTATAGTATATCGTGGCATCTTACACCCTTTAATCGGCACTTACTTCAAAATTATCATTTGCCAACATATCGCCTGCCGTTGGTTGATATCCTTGTTTTACAACTGTAATTGCATGTGTTCCGGTCGATAACTTACCGGCATACCATTCACCATTTGATCCAGTTACTCCGCTTTTTGTTCCTCCATCAATTGAAACAGACGCACCTTGAATTACTTGCCCAGATATAGCATCTTGTACCACAATAGTCACATCATTTTCTCCAAGATCGCAATCATTTCTATATTGGATTACCAAATTGGCTTTTTGTATTGTTGGTGCTGCTTCATCTGCTTCATCTTCGCCCTCAAGGATTCTTGTTCCACCAGATTCACTTGACGAAACTCTATTAGTATAATCTTGGCCAAGTTGGTCTAATTGCGAATCTGAAATACTACCGGGCCACCATCCACCAAGTTCAATTGCATATGCAATAACGTCAGCTTCTTGATTACATATGTGATAATATCTGTTAAAACGCGATTGGTAAGTTATTAAAATTACACCATATCCATCCTTATCTGGATCTTCAGTAACAAAAACCCGGTTGCTGCCTTTGAGTAATTTGATTTTACCAAGCGATTTTCCAATCCATTCATATCTTATAACTGACCAAATCGGTTTAGAGGCAGATCCTGCAAAATTCGTAAGCGAAATATATTCAGTCACTTCTTCGCCTACATTTGGTGAATCCTGAAAAGAATTGCCAAGAGTTGCGCCTAGACGATAAGGGCCACTAGCATACACTCTATAGTATGCTCTATCACCTGGTGCAAAGCAGGTTTTACTATTGTTATACTCATCATCAAATTCCATGCTTAATGAAAAAACAGTGCCGATTCTATCAAGATTGCAAGTCTCGACAAATTCAACGCTTAAGACTCCCTTGGCTCTATTTTCTTTTTGCGTTTGTACATCGGTTTCAACAATTCGTGCCATCCTACACCTCTTCCTCTATTGGATTTCCATCTGCATCAAATTCACTTATAACATCCTCAACAGCATAAAGAAGACCAGTTCCTTCAACACTTATGATTACCTCATATTTATCATATTCAGCTACGTAAGTAATTGAAAGAACGCCAAATCCAGATATACTACTCAAAAGGCCATTATAACCTCTTTCATGAGTAATGCTTCCTAAATTTGTGCCTATCCATGTAGTTGATGTAATTGATTTTATTGGTTTAGAAACACTTGATTTACCATTATTAAACACAATTTCTTCTGTTAACGCTTCCGTATAAGTACCTCTATGCGAATATGACCCAACAGTAGTATCGAATGTGTAATCCAGATCTAATGGCGATGAATAAACTTTAATATTAAAAGGCTCTTTAACTGGCAAGCAATCGTAATCTTCATATAATTCGATCATGAGAGATTTATTTGGTTCGTTTGTTCCAGAACCATAACCAGTCACTTCAACCTTATTGTATCCTATTGGATTTTCAATTTGCTCATCAATTTGTACTATTTCATCAAGTTCAGTAAAAAGTTGAACTGCGGTAGCATTTGCCGAAATTACATAATTTTTATAATCCGCGATAAGATTACCATCAGGTTTACTCCTTAATCTACCACCAGGAACTTGGACAAGTTTGTTAATTATTTGAATCGGTGTCATGTTTAAAACTGTAAAGTTATCGGAATAAACTGGAAAATCATCAATAGTAAAATCGCATGTTACACCAGATCCAGATAGAACTGATGAAATAATTTGGCTTGCCATGAGATTGCCAGATTGCCATAAATTATCTGCATCTTGCTGGTCTACTATAGGCTCAGAGTATGGAGTATCAAGGGTAGCAGCTTTTGATCTGCCCCACACTGAAAATGATCTGCCTTCACTTTTCATACTAGTGGTACGTCTTTCAAGCAAAAACTTATACTCTACATCATTAATAATAATGGTAATTCTTTCTTGCCCCCAATTAGTATCTGGATTACATAAAGTTGAAAAAAGATTAATCGCAGTAGCAGAATCAAGTTCAGATGTAAAATTAATAGTTACGGTATTGACATAATCGTCCTCAGAAAAAGATAAATCAACACTTTCTATGTATTGATGAACTTTTTCATCATCAATCAAAATAGACACAGTGTAAGTTATCTCGTTATAGTAGGACATTATGTACAATCTCCACTTAAATCTTCGTAAGCAGTTATGACTACGGTTTCAGCAGCAGGCACATTTATAACATAAGATTTAAAAAGTGAAAGATATGTAATTTTAAGAACTCCATTAACAACCTCGCATGAATCACCGCACTCAGGGCTTCCAGAACATACATTGCATTTGAAAAATTTATATCCACTTGTATCAAATTGAAGCTGAGAAATAGGGCAAGGGGCTCTACCAATCCATTCATAACTCTCAAGAGTGTGGATTGGTTTAGAAGAACTTCCTTCTCCATCCGATATGGTGACATATTCAGTATATCTCACAAACCCATCATCAGCCTGATTACTCTCAATTGTTCCATAACTTATATCAACAGAAAAATCAAGAGAATATGGTGACGGAAAAAGCATTATATAAACAGGAGTATTTGGTGTAAAACAAGTATTTCCCCCATTCAAATCATCATCCAATTCCAATTGAATTGAATGTGCTCTTGCAGTATCAGTAACACAACTTGCCACAATTTCTACTGTTAAAGTTGCACTTGCTCTTGAATCTGCCATAGTTTTATCTCTTATTCAAACGTTATCTTGTATATCCTCGGTTTACCTTGGAGAACCCAACGCAATTTTTTATCAGCATCAATTTGATTAAATTCACGAATATTAAATCTAATCACTTGGTCAGATGCAACGTTTGCCAACATATGATGCGATAAAATTATATCGTTATCGATTTGTTGTCGTAATGGGATTAAAATAACATGATCAGTTTCAACCTTAATGTGGTATTTCAAGGCCACATCTTGCCATACTCTACTATCAATTATCCATCTGAATACGTGATCGTTAGTGACCATCGTATTCATCCCCCATTTCAGAATATTATCTGAAGCCATAAAAATCCCATACTTCAGAATCCAATCTTGTGAAATGAGGGGGCGCAACACCCACGGAATAATCCAATCTTGTTCTACAAGAATGCCCCAACGGAAAATAATATCTTTTTGGGCTTCATGCAAAATATTCCACCTCAGTATAGTGTCACTACCGACATCCAAACTGAGATTCCATTTTAATTCCCATAACCATTCTTCTTGGATGTTCCAAGGCAAGATAAAATCTTTCCCTAGATCCATTATCAAAAGCCATTTAATAATCGTATCACTATTTACTTGTGTTATAGGAGGATTCAAATTCCATGGGAGGATTATATCTCGCCCAATCCTTACTTGTTGGGCTCCAAGAACAAACATATTTGTCCATACTTCATTTGCACCAGTAGATGTAAGGACACCAGCGCTAGATACTCTGTAGTTAGTATAACCATCACCTTTCGGATCAGTATTATCCTGGCCAATTCGCCAACCACCACCATCACCGGCATTAAGCGGTAAAAATACTATCCAGTATTCTGTATTTGGTTGTAATAAAGGTCTATTGTTGATATCCCATGTCCAAAATTGAGTCTCGGTAGTTTGGTATGAGGTGTTCATCAGATCGCGGCCAACACCATTTGATCTTTGGCCAATTCTAGTGGTACTTGATTCTGCAAGATCAAGCGTCGCAGCAGAACCAATATGAAACTCACAATAAATATTACAATCACCACTGTTACAACCATATGGTGAAGTATAACCACCAGAACCGAGCGCAGCCAAACTTATTGCATATGAGTTTCCACTAGCGTTTGTAGGGGTCTTAAATTTAGCCGTAATACCCCATTCGGTAGTGTCTTCTGCAAAATTATAAAGAGCGTCATATTCATAACTATAATTTACCAATTCTTCAAGACTATTACTTTCAGCCTTTATATTGACGTAATAAATTCTTCCCGAACCAGAAGTTTCCCATCCACTTACTTCATTATACTTCAACGCTTGATCTGTCAATACCTGACTTGCAGCAGATGCATATGCAATGCGCCAACTATTGCTGTTATTAAGGGTACCAGTACGTTCAAAAACAACCCAATAAATAGTATCTTTTTGAAGAACGTAAGAACCATCAAACGTCCAAGTAGAGAGCGCATATGAATCTGGATCTATTGTGTCTGAAGTTGCTAATAAAGTTCCTGGTTCTAAATTAGTTGAATCATGCGAATAAAGTTTACAAACCACGCCATCCGTAGGCGTGCCAATTCTATCTAATCTTGATTCGACGCCAACTAAAACGGTTCCAGCAACCACGACTTCAAATGCAGCAGCAGCTTTTGAATATGTAGTTTGGCCAACAGCGTCATATGTTGTGTAAGAATCTGATACTGCATTATTCACTTGGTACAAAGTAACTTCATTGGCCATTTTTATACTCCAAAAAAAGTATTTTAGGGGGCGGTAAGCCCCCTAAAATTAGGCGCTTTCGCCACTTTGACGCAGAGTAGGATTATTATTACTATAACTTGCAGTTGACGCAGGTACAGTTTCTTTTACCCAAATCGCATGAGCAGCATGATGGGTATCAAACGTAACAGTCTCGCTACTTGACCAACTTCCCCCCCATGCGCTTGCATCAATAGCAAAGTATGTACCACCAGATGCATTTGATGGAGAAAATGGATCATCAGTTACCTGGCCACTTCCAACAGACCCTGTATTGGCACCGGCGCATGTGAACTGGGTAGCATTCGTAAACGTAATAGTCCAACTGTCTTCAACCGTACCGATATTGGCAACTGTAAGGTAAGTATTATCAAACGTTCCAGACGATGATGTTACAACGATATTATCAACAGAAGAAGTGGTATCGCCAAAATCAACAACGCCAGCGACAACCGTTCCTGCATTACCATAGGTATCATATGAATACTGTAACCCACTTTGCAAGGTAAGAGTAGCAGTATTGCTTGCCCAACTTACTGCGGTAACGTTAATGAATTCTTCATTAGTACCATCAGAAATCCAGCATAGTTGAGTGTTTGTTGCATCTGGCGTTCCAACACCGCTATTCGTCTCAAATAAAACTTCTATACTTGTCGAATCAGCAGATTCAGCAGTATTTAAACGGCCACACCCTAACCAATTTGTATAATCATCAGCTTGAGCTTGAGTATCCGTATTTGTTCCTGCTTTAACTTGGACATAATCACCGGCAGGGCTCTGAGTTTTCATCCAAGAACGATGATTATATAAGGTCTCATCACCAGAATCATGCAACTTACAATAAGCCTTTCGATACCGCGTAACACCAGCAGTCCGCTCAGCTTGTGTAACATTAGGGAAAAGGTTGTTAAGTACATTGGTTACAACCTCTGTAGTGCTCATTCGCCCACCATTTGTGGTGATGTTATTTACAACTGCACTACGATAAAGTTTTATTTCACTTGCAGAAATACTCATTTTTATTCCTCCACGGACCCCATTATAATTGACCATCTATACAACTTATATTCATTGACAATATCGAAGATCAGATGGTAGAAATTCGACAGTCTATGAATAAAAAGCATAACAATAAAATAATATGGTAAAGACTGCCACACAAAAAATTTTACACCAAAATACGTCATCGTTATAAAAAGCGATATCCATACGCTGAGGCAATATTTACAAGAAAAAAGATCATTAAAAAATTTGCTTTTTGCCTTTACCCACTCTCTGATTCCTCCAAAAATATCAGAATCGCCAATTAACTGAGTGGTAGCTTCAACTACTACTGGTAGAATCAATAAAATAAAAATAAATTCATTTCCCATTTCTATCTCCTACTGTTTAATAAATATACGACCACATGTTGAACATTTCCATCTATTAATATTATTTTTTTGTTTTTTCTTGCAACATCCAGCTTTAACTAATCTAGTTTTTTTGCAAAAGGCACAATATTCAGACTTGGTATCGTATGTTTTCATCTATATTTCTTCAAGTTCGATACTATAAGATATAGAATTTGCTTCATAAGTTTCACCATAATCCACAATAGCCATGGTATATTCTGGAACGTATAAGTAAACAGTTTCTCCATTAATTGTTTCAGTTGAAATATCCTCATGGACAGTTCTTGTCTGCTCGCCTCTTTCGGTGATCGGTATATAGTCAATTACTGTAAGATTGTATCTAGCAGCAACATATTTTTTAATTGTTTCAATATCACTCTGAGCTAATCCGCTGATACTCACTACTGCCTTATTACCAGTTTCTTGGGCAATCATCCCTTTGCCTATTGTCCTGGTGAACGTCGGTCCAATCCATTTCTTGCGTATTTGCTCTGGATTAACAGCAAAATTGTAGCCGCCAATGCTTATATTTGCTTCATACGACATGGTTATTCTCCATATATAAATTTAAAATTGATACATAACGACTGCATCTTCAAAACTATAAAAAGGAGCAGAGTCTTGTATCAATAATTCACCATCCATATAATATGAATTTGTGTTTATTCTCACGTCGTTGAATGGAAATATCATGCGATAATTTCCTTCGTTAATAGATACGCTATAATGTCTTTTAGTATTGCTCTCATACTGAATAATATGATCATACATTTCTTCAGCCCAAGTCAAAGTACCCCAAGTAGAAGCCCTACGTAAAAAATATTTTTGAGGTTTACCATTATATCCACTTACAGCTTTTAATGAATTGTTGTACTCTATATAAAATTGTCTAATTTCTTCTTCAACGTGCTCACTATAGACTTTTACATCAGTCAAATCCACAATAGAATTAGTATCAAAAAACGACAAATCGGATAAGCCAAGATTATTCGTTGAATCGGCACCAACAAATTCCATTGTCGCATTTATCGGGTCATACACCCTAAAATTAAATGACATTGAATCAAGAACTAATCCGGTATAACCAAATTGGTATGGCCCTCTATCAATTACTCCAGTAAGACTTATTCCTTGCTCAAAGAATCCACCTACTCGTTCGCGCATGGTCAAAACAATTGATCTTGATGCGTCAATTACAGTACCATAAACAAGATCCTTAATCCCGTGTTCTCTTGATACTGTACTTTCTGCTCCTCGCTCAAGTATAGTAAACGTACCGTTTAATGAAGTTCCCTTAATAAACTCCCCGTTTATTATAACACCATCTACACTATTAAAGTCACCAACATTGGTTTCATTAATGGAAAATGAAGATGTTGAATCTGAAGTAATTGACGCATCAAGATACCCTATAGCCATCCCCCAAGCATAATTTGACTTTCCAAGAAATTTATATCCAGAAATAACATTTCTTTGGCCAAGAAGACACCCTGTTAAATACGACCAAGCTTGATTATTCATCGTCAATTCAGCAATAACCTGACCGCTAACAGTTTCAAATCGACTATTTCTCTTTACTGCCCTTCCTTTTAGGGCCGCATCTTGAACTTCCCAATTCATATTTTTCTGAAGTCGCTCATTAGAAATATCAATAGTATATGACCGCCCAAAATTCGGAATTCCATAAGCACTTTCAATATCGAACGTGAGTATCATATATTATCCCAAACGAGTCATATTTTCTCTCTCAAGAGTGCGCCTAAGTTCATCAACAACAGAAGTTGCACCAGAAAGAGGATATTTATTTCGCTGACCATCAACAACTAATGTAAGTTCAAATTTAGATGTCGGCTCATTTGGCACCATAGATTCGGGGGCCATAGATGTTGCTCCACTAACGAGTCCACCAGTTTGATAATGGTGCTTTTCTCGCCTATATTCACCGGCCCGATCTATAGCATCCATGCCTCTTTTACTAATAACAAAACTGCCAGCAGGAAGAGAAGTCAATATATTATCTATCCCAGGAGGCCCAGAAAATCGCTGGATCGGGAAATTAGCTGGAACAGAATTCCCTTGGTTTATTGCTTTCAATGAAGGCAAATACTTATTCGTAATCGATGGAGGCACAAATCCTTCACCAGCCGTAACCTTTGCCAGAGTAGAATGTCTAAAAAATCCACCAAACTGAGCTTCGGGAAGATTACCAGTGTTAATCTGGGCTTCAGCCGATTGAACTCTAGCAAGAGCATCTGCTAACTCATCTGCTTTTTGAATTGATTCATCAAGTGTGTCGATAAAAGTGGTCATTTGGCTATTTACTTCCTTCAGATGTTCGACACTTTCAGAAAATGGCTTCCTTAGCCCCTCAGCAAGTTTAGGAAGATCAATATCATAAATGACCCTACCAATATCTTGAAGTATTGTATTATACTCTTTTAAAACTCTCTGAGATTCTTCTAACTTATCTTTTGTTTGCTGTTCTTTCTCTATTTGAATTTCAAGTCGTCTCTCATAAGAAGAACCCAGTTGTTCCTGCAATGCACGAATCCGGTCTGATGTTTCTTGATGTATCTGAAGAATATTTTGTTGATGTTCATACTCTCCTATTTCTTCTTGCTTAAGGGCAACCTCTGACATTTTGGCCCTGTCCTGAGCCTGCCGTTGCAATAACTTAATAGAATCCTCAATATACTTTTCTTCTCTTTGGGCGGCCTGCTCACGCACTTCAGCCGTTCTTCCAATATCAATGGCAATTTTACTTTGTTCATCAGCAAATCGCTGATTAAGTTCAAGAGTCTGACTAGTTGCAGTTAACCTCTGTTGAATTAATGGTAGCGATATAGCAAGAGCATTATTGGCTTTTTCTAGAGCCTTTGATTGTTGATCCTGTGCAGCATTAAGTTTTTCCCATACTGGAAGTAATTTTTCCTGCCCTGCACCTTCTGCATTAAGCTTCCAATATTCATCTCTAAGCTGCTTAATTTGAGGTTCAAGTTGATTTACTTGGTCAAGGAACTGACCAGCAGAAGTCGCTCCCAACCCCAATGAATCGCTTAATTGCATAAGTTGTGATGCATTTTCACTGCCAAGAGTTGAAATCGAAATCCTCAATTGATCGGTTTTGTAATTTGCATCAATAAGTTCTCTTGAGAATTGTGCAACAGAATCTTGCGCTTTTTTGAACCCTTCAGCAGCAGAATTTATTACTTCTTGAGTAAACTTACCAAACTGCTCCATAGTAACGGTAGTATTTTGCATATAAATTCTAAATGTTTGCACATTAGCATTTAATACATCAAGCTTACCTTGCTCACTCGCTTTTTCCAAATTTATACTCAGGAGTCTGGCCCCTTCACTAGCATCAATCAGCCCTTGTGAAACTTCTTCTCCTATAGTAAGAGCAGAAAAAACATTCGAAATAGCCTCTATTGAATTTGCAAGCAATTTATTTTGATCGTAAGCTTTTGAAATATTAGCTACATAATCTTTAAGTTCTTCCTGGTCAGACTCTATTTCACTACGCAAAGCAGCCTGAGCATCTTCAACTTCAAGGGTTTTATCAATCCACTTATCGATTACTTCAAAACCCATACGCCAATTTTCACCAAATAAAAACTCCCATAACGGGTCCTTGTTTTCTTGTTTGACCTTGCGAGATAATCCCAATACCTTTCCACTAGCCAAAACAAGTCTTTCTAACCAATTTACACTATCAGCAACATCTTGAATCATCGTTGCGAACATGCCAGAAAGAGTAGCTATAGATTTAATCAAACCACCACCACCAAGAGCGTCAACAACATTTACTATTGAATTCCACAATCTTCTGAATTGTACCTCTGGCGATGACCTAGCTACTTCTGCCATTATTTCTGCCACGCCTTTAGATTTTGTTCGTAATTCTTCAAGATTGCCAGTCAATTCATCACTATTCAACGCCAATATAGTAAAAGCATCGGCACCACGAGAAGTAAATCTAGTAAATGCTTGAGAAAGCCTGTCGGCTTTATCAGGCATATTTTCAAATTCTTTTCCTGCTCGTTGCAAAAACGAAACCAATGGGTCCATTTCAGCAGGATCAAAAAATGTTTTAAAAGCTTGTTTGACTAGTTCTGGTTGTTTGACTAAACTAGATAACATAATACGAAGTGAACGACCGGCCCGCCCAGATTTGATCATATGGTCTTCTAATGTGACCAATGTAGCCGTTAATTCATCAAGTCCAACACCAGCAGCTTTTGCAGCAGGAATTGAAAACTTCAACCCATCCCGCAATTCCATTAGCTCAGCCTGATGTTTATCAAATGCAGTGGCAAGCAGATCAGAAATTTTTGTCATCTTCTCGAACTCTGTAACATTGTCTCGCAGACCTTCTTTTACTGCCCTAGAAGAATCAGCAAAAACAATATTTCCTTCTGAAGTTCGATACATTGTGTCGCCAAAATTACTCATGAGTCCTGCAAGCAATTTTGTAGTATTTGTAACATCATCTTGAGCAGCATCAATCAAATTGAAAGCAGGGCCAAGACCTTCTATAGTTTGCTTCAAACTTAGACCGGCAGAAAGCAATTGATATTCTGCCTCAGCCACGTCAGCCGCCGATCTTCCGGTTCGAGCCATTTGGTTTGTCATTTCGTCATATGCAATTGTATTTGCAATGGCTCTTTGATTTTCATTTTCAAATGCAGTAGCAACTAGACGTGAAACCTTCACATATTCATTCTGTCTATTTATTAAATCCTGAAATAATTTAACAACTGTTCCAATTGTAGCACCAATTAATGCAAAACCTGCCAACCACGTTACGTTATTGGCCACCATTTTACCAAAGCCCTCAGCGGATACACGAGCAGAATTACCAAGTCCTTTAATGAAACCATTCAAAAGGCCAGCTTTGGCACTAGCATTTTCCATCGAAGCAGCCGATTCGTCAATTACCGTATTATAGTATACAACATCCTTTGAGGCATTTTTGATAGCCTTACCTGTAGAATCATATGCGGCCCGTATTTTTCTGAGCCCACCATCGGCTTGCTTGATTTTAGTATTATGAATTTCAACTGCCTTTGAAAGATCGCTCCATCCTCTTGGTGAGGCAGGAGCAGCACCAGTATTCAAAGCATGAATAGATGCATTCAGCGAATCAATTTGCGTCTTGACAGAATTGATTGCCTGACTCGCTTTATTGATGGCCCTAATTTGAAGAATAAGATCTCTTGTTAATGCCATTTATATGTTTCCCAAAATGCAAAAAAGCAGGGCTAACGCCTTCTTACTGCTTTTGACGTTAAAGAACCCTGCTTTGATTGTGCGCTTTGCTGGTTATGCTTGGGAACTAATTCTTCCCTCGCTTCACCTTGTTCATATAAGACAAATTCTCTAAGTGCGCTATACCAACTTGTCTCATCGAACAACGAGCATCCAGAAGGTGTAATCCCAACTTTTTCAGACCAATTTACCAGTTTTACGAGATACAGAGCCTCTGGATCTATTTCATTTAACGGGCATTGAAACAGCCTATACGATTTACCAAGTACAAATTCGAATGGCATCCTAAGAACCATTCGACATTTAGGACATAACATTTTACCAGTGTCTTCACTGATATCCGCTTCGCCGTACTTAATCGTACCATGAGAGGTGCAAAAGCCATCCAAATTTCCTTCACAATTCCTCTTCTTATCAAGCCCTTTGCTCTTGCAAAATTCGCAATCCCAAGTATCAGGATTCTCTTTGAGTCTGAGGAAAGCAGCCCAACGGATAGCAAGTCTTAGGGCTGCTTTTCGTCTTCCCCCAACTCAGCCTCTCCACGTATTTCATCGGATAATTCCTGCCGAATTGATGCTGGAATTTTATCCAGATTTCGGTCCATTATCCGATCTCTTCCTTCTTCAGTTTTTTCGATTGCAGGGTCTTCCCATGCAACATCAGTTCCGTCTTCATATTTGAAATTTCTCCATCCAACAAGCCCCTTGCGGAGATGGAGAATGACCTGTGTACCAGTCAAAAATTGTTCTTTGCGTTGTTTGCCAACGCCTTCACTTCGGAAAAGATTATTTTGGATATCTGCCGATTCTTTAGAGGAAAGCGGACGTAGCAACCAAATTACCTGTGATTCTTTAGATTCACCTCTTTGGCACTTTGCTACATATTCTACTACTGATCCTGCCTTAACTCCAAAAAGTTTAACCATGTTATCTCTCCTTCTACATTAGTTGCCACATTTAACCTATTGATTTACTTACATTTTTTATATATCTTTGCTTCTTACCTTTGCGCATATCTTAGCATACTCATGCGCAATTTGTCAAGCCACTCTTTAAAAAAGGTATTGGGGGCCGAAGCCCCCATAACCTAACAAATATTATAAATAGGCAAGACTATTAACGATTGTCAACCTCAATTCAGGAATATTATTAACATCGTCATACATAGCAACATAAGGCATATCGACTGTAATAATACCCTCATCGGCAATCGTAGGTGTGGTACCATTAAACTCAATATTTGGTTGACGAATTGCTAAAGAATATTGAGTCAAACTATTACCCAGGATAGTATCAGAGATGTAGGTATCAGACGTAAACGTCATGACAAGATTTCCTGCCGTTCCATTAACAAATCTCCGATACAAATCAAGGTTATCAAACTCAACATTCACTGAACCTTCAACTGATCGCTTTTGCTCAGGAAGAGAAGCCCTTGTCCTATAACCAAGATGATATTTCTCACCATACAGATTGTTATTGAGAGTACAATTCCAACCCATAATAGGCTGAGAAGAACCATCAACAGTAAGTGCTCCATCAAATCCAGCAAACGGATCAAGAGTTGGATATGAAGCAGATTCAGCGAGTTTAAATGAACTAATCGTCCATTGATCACCAGACTGCAAAGCAGTATTATCAGGGAAGAAAATTGTGAATTTCGTATCAACATTACTAGCTACACGGACTTCTGTTGCGAGGGTGGAAGACGTAGTATAGGTATCACCCCAAGTA